GGACAGGAGCAGGCCGAGGCGCACGCGACGCTCGGCGATCTTGCGGTAATCGTCGCGCTCGCCTTCCATCTCGGCGATCGCGGCCTCGGGATCGGCTTCGTGCGTGGCTTCGTGCTGGAGCTGCTGCCAGATCTGGTTGAACTCGGCTTCCACCATCGACGGCGGAACCTCGAAGTCGTGACCTTCGGCGAGCTGGTCGAGCAGCTTGCGCTTCATGTGCGTGCGCGTGAGCCCGTTATGCTCCTGCTCGATCTGACCCTTAAGCAGGCCCGTGAGCTGCTCAAGGCTCTCGAGACCGAGCGACTTGGCCAGATCCTCGTCGATCGCGCTCTCGCCCGCGGTCTTCACCGACTTGACGGTGATGTCGAACGTGGCGGGCTGACCCGCGAGCGACTTCTCCTGATACTCCTCGGGGAAGGTCACGTTCAGGACCTTGTCGTCGCCGGTCTTCACGCCGACGAGCTGGTCCTCGAAGCCGGGGATCAGACGCCCTGCGCCGAGCTCGACGCCCATGTCGGTGCCCGTGCCGCCGTCGAACGCGACGCCGTCGGCGGTCTTGCCAACGAAATCGACGGTGACGAGGTCGCCCATCGCCGCGACATAGTCGTCAGCGGCGTCGTCCCACTTCTTCTGCTGGTCGGCGAACTTCTGAAGCTGCTCGGTGACCGCCTCGTCGGCGACGGGCACGGTCAGGCGCTCGAGCTTCAGGCCGTCGATCGCGGGGGCCGGCACCTGCGGGAGGACTTCCAGCTCGACCTTGACGACCGCGTCCTTGCCGATGTCGTAGCCGTCTTCCAGCTCGACCGAAGGCTGCATCGCGGGGCGAAGCTGCTTTTCGGCGACGAGCGTCTGGACGCCCTCCTGGATCGCCGCGTTCACCGCGTCCTGCGTCAGCGCCGGGCCGTGCATCTTGCGGATGAGGTTCGCCGGCACCTTGCCCGGACGGAAGCCCGGCATCTTCATCTGCGGCGCGAGGCGCTTCAGCTCGACATCGACCTTCGCATCGATATCCTTCGCAGTGATGGTGAGGGTGTAGGCGCGCTTGAGGCCCTCGTTCAACGTCTCGACAGTCTGCATGTCCGGCCTTTGTCTAAAAGAGCATTCGGGAAAAATTCGTCTGGGTGTCGCCCCGCCCGAGCGGCGGAGTGGTGCGGGCGAAGGGACTCGAACCCCCACATCTTGCGATGGCAGGACCTAAACCTGCTGCGTCTACCAATTCCGCCACGCCCGCAACGGTAAAACCTTGTATTTCAACGACTTTCTAAATCACGCCGCCATCCTAAAACCCTCGATTTCCCCACTGGAGGGGAACGTGGGGGGAGTGGCAAAACCCGCGGTTTTCTGCGGATTTTCGACCAGGGTGAGGAAGTGATCCCCCACCTTGACCAAGGCGTCCTCTAGATTCTCGTCCTTCACATGTGCGTAACGTAGGGTCGTTTCAATGCGTTTGTGGCCCATCCACTTCTTGATGACGAAGACGTTGATCCCCGCCTCGACCATGCGAGTCGCCCGTGTGTGGCGGCAAACATGGAAGACGAACTGGGGGTCGCCGAGGAGGCCCAAGTGCTCTCGCGCACGCTCCCACCACGACCGCAAGCCGCGTTCGGACGGCATCCTTCCGGTCTTGATGAGGTTCGCAAGCAACGCTGTTGTCTCTTTCGTCATGGGCACCGTACGCGGTGTGTCCGTCTTCGTTTCCCACAGGTGAAGGCGGGTGCCATTGATCTGTGCAAGCTCAGAAGTCAATAATTCTTCCCGCCGGCACCCGGTCTCCAGGGCGACCTTGATGATGTCCCACACGGCGTTCGCCTCGGGCCGGTTGCGGCTCAGGAGGTAGTCTTTGATCCCCTGCTCTTCCGTGGGCGTGATCCAGCGGATGCGGCCCTCGGACTCCTTGCGCCAGCCGAACTCGATCTCGTCGCGGATCGGGACCGTGCGGTACTTGCGGGCCTTGCACCAGACAAGGAAGGTCCTGAAGTGACTGAGGTAGCGGTTGATCGTCGCGTCGGTCTTCCCCTGTTTCTTCAGGAGCGCGATGACCTTGTCGATCGCCAGGGTGTCGATAGCGTCGAGCTTGGTGGTCTCGCCCAGCGTGTCCGTGACGAATTGGACGTGCGCCCATGCCGTCTCAGGCTTCTTGATGTCCTGCCAGAGGGACAGCTTGGCCTTCGGGATCGTCGAGGCCAGAGTGTGCGCCTCGGGGGCCTGGGGGGCGTGTGTGGCCGCATCGACCGCCTCGCCCTTCGCCCAGGTCGCCAGGACGGTCTTCTCGTCCTGCTGGGCCTCCTTCAGGGTATCCCAGCGCTTGCGGTAGCGCTTGCCGCCCTGCTGTAGCTCGACGCGAAAACGCCCAGTCAGCTTCCCGTCCTTCTTGTCGGGATATATTGCCATTCAGTCCTCCACTATGTCGACCAGTTGATTGAGTAGGAGCTTGCCCTTGGCGGTCAGGGTGTAGTGCACGACCCGGAGGTTCGTGGGGTCCTGAGCGCGGTTGAGGAGCCCGTAGCCGGGCGCTCCGCTGCGAAGTGTGCCCGAGAGGTCCAGGAGGTGCCTGGAGACCGTCGAAGCCGTAGAGCCGAGCAATTCGGCTAGTTCGTTCGTCGTCACCGAGCCCTTGTCTGCAACCGTCATAAACGTGTGCACGACCTGGACCGGGATCGTCTCCCCGATGCCGGACCGAAACGCCACGAGGAGGCGGTTGATCTTGCGGATACCCCTCGTCGCTGCCGTGTTCTCAGTCATAGTGATCTCCTATCACGATCTCGTAAGGTCCGCAATGTTCGAACGTCGGTAATTGCGGATGGTTCCCTTTACTTGATTTTGTGCCTGTTCGTAAGGAGAACGAAAAAAGAACCCCCGATAAGGGGGGTTCATTTTGGGACCTAATGGCCGGTGAGGAACGACCAGAGGTGGTCGCCCAGAAGGGATAGGACAGCAATGATGGCGGATGCGACCGCCGCGAGCGTGGCGAACTTTGCCTTACCCGTGCTGATTTCCTGGGTGTTGGCGTCGATGCGGACGTCGAGCGACTTGTAGTCAGCCTCCAGGGCGTCGAGTCGCTTGTCGATCACGACGTGCGACTCGTAGTGGCCGTCGATCTTGGTTTCGATGCGGGCCATGCGATCCCGGAGGTCCAGGATGAGAGTGGTTGGGTGTGGAGTGTCCATTACGGCATTAAGAGCTGCCGGCGCCGGGGCGCGGGCGGGATGAAAACTGGAGGGCCTTCGATCACGTACTCGACGACCTTGGAGGCGTTGAGCGCGTTCGGGCCCCCCTCGACCGTCGTATGGACGATCTTGGAGGCGTTGAGCGGGAGGTTGCCCCCCTCGACCGTCGTATGGACGATCTTGGAGGCCGCTAGAGCGTTGGGGACGCCCTCGACGACCTGGGAGAGGAGCTTGGAGGTATCGAGGGCCATCGGTTACTCCGTGGAGAGGAGGCCGAAGGGCTGATTCACCTCGTCGATCGACGCCCAGGCCTTCCCAGTCGCCGGGTTCTTGTCGAAGACCTGAAGGGCCCCGTTGTAACCGGAGCCGACCACGAGGTTGTTGGGCTTGGTGTAGTCCGTGCCGTTGACCGTCAGGACGACCTTAGCGTTTGCCGGGGAGGCGCCGCCGTCATTGCGGATGCGAGCGCCTACGGCCACCGCCTTGATGACGTTGCCGGGCGCCGTGGGTGACAGATTGGCGGCGTTGAACGTCGCGGTCTTGCCGGACTCGGAGGTACTGATGGCATCCGTATCGTTCGTGGTGTCCTCGTCGATCGCGTCGTACCCGCCCGTCCATCCGGTCTGAGCGTCGGCGTTAGCGAACCGGCGGCGGACCGTGTGGCCGATCGTGTTGTAGGACGCGATGATGACGTCGTAGAAACGCGCGTTTGCACCGTCGACGCCCTGCGGCTCCTTAAAGCGCACCTTTTCCATTGCGCCCAGGCTGGACGTGTCGATGTTCTTCACGTCGAACCAGTTGGTCCCGTTGATGTTGACCGCGATGCGCCCTGCGGTCGGATGGGAGACCAGCCGGATGTCGTAGGTGTAGGTGTTCTGCGTCCACATAGGATCGCCCAGGCGGACCCACTTGGCCCCGTCCCAGTATTCCGCCGCGATCATCCAGATACTCGGGAGCATGAAGCGGAAGACGGGCGTGCCGTCCGTGCGGTTGACCGTGAAGACGTCCGCGTTGCTGCCGACGTTGGCCCAGTTGTACCATGCGAAGTGGAGCCACATGGCCGTCTGAGGGGCGCGGAGGCCGGATACGGGATCGACCAGATAGGCATCCGCGTATCCGACCTGGATCGGGCCGCCGATGTTGATGCCCCCTCCCCCGAGGTCGGTAACTAGCGTGGGCGAGATGACGAAGCTCTCAATTCCCGTGCCGACGAAGTAGGTCGCCATTAAAGCTCTCCAATGAGTGTGAAACGGACCCGCCCGATGCTCAGGTCGGGGTCCTCGGGGGCCGTGAGGGACACGACGTCCCCCTGGGCCAGCCGGACCGGATCGAGGCCCGTGGAGGCGAAGGATGCGGCCCCAGACGGGGTGATCGTGAGGGTGCCGATCGCTGCGTCGTTGACGGCGATGGATGCGACCCACAGCTCCTCCGGCGGGACGCCACAGGACGCCGTGCATCCGAAGAACTGGGCGCCCAGTGTACACGCCTGCCCTATCGGATGGTCGAGGAGGATTTCGCTGGCCTGGATGCCGACAACGGCGAACCCGCCGAAGCGGTAGACCGCGTTGATACCGTCGCGCCCGTTGGTGCCGGGATCGCCCTGGATGCCCTGGAAGCCCTGGGGACCGCGTGGGCCCAGGTCGCCCTGGTCGCCCTTTTCGCCCTGGTCGCCCTTTGGGCCGCGAAGGTCGGTCTGGCCCTCGCCGTAGAATGAAGTTTTGGGGAAGTCGGCCATTGGCCTAGTATTTTCCTCGATTGATGGGGTCGCCGATCTCCAGGGGCCCTGCCCACTTTTCGGAGAGGTCCTGGGACATGATGGAGGCGACGAGGGTGTCCGACTTGCCCTGGAAGCGCTGCACGTAGGCGTCCTCCATCTGGAAGAAGTCAGCGGCGAGCGCGGCGGCGGCGTAGAGCACGGCGTTGAAGCCAGCGCGGGTCCAGACGTTGTCGTCGGTGTCGACCTGGAGCGGAGGGGTCTCGCCGTAGAACTGCACGAAGATGGTCTCGCCGGGTGCCGGGTATGGCTTCACCAGCCAGGACGCGCCGATCTTACAGAAGACCGAAGGCCGCCCGACGTTCCGGGCCGCGAAGAACTGGTCCTTGGTGACTTGCCGGAGCGTGCCGTCCTGGGTGAACATGTCGATCAGCTCCAGGTAGTTGCTGGGAATCGCGATGGCGTGCCGGTCCCCGTCGAACGCGGAGGCCTCCAGGAGCGTTTCCATCGGTCCAATGCGGACCACGCGCTCCACCTCACGGACGGCTCGGGTGATGAAGTCTCCGGCAAGCTCGTCGGTCAGGTCCTTGCGGTTGATGATGCCCCGAAGGGCGGTCTTGATTTTGCCGAAGCTCATGGAATTAGAAGGTCTTGGAGGTGGTCTGGAAGGCCGTCAGGTTCTCCGTGCGGAGCTTCGCGAGGATCAGCGCCGACCCGTTGGGATCGTGGATCGCGTCGAACAGGTCGAAGCCCTCGCGGCGCCACTTATTGACGACGGCGACCGGGATGCGGGCGAGATGGATTTTCTCGATCTCGTCGCCCTTGGTGAGCGCGGAGAATGACTGCCGATCCTGGAAGTCCCGCTTGGCGGCGACGGAGTCCAGGAAGGACTGGGGGATGTGCTGGGTGGACACGATGGTCCCCGTCACCTGGAGGTCACTGTCGACCGTGTCGGGGATGAAGTCTTCGTCGGCGGTGACGAAGGGTAACAGAGTATTCAATTTAGCTCTTAGAAAAGAGACCCCAGCGCTCCCGAAGGAACGCCAGGGCCAGGGAGAGGTTTTTAGGCCTCCTGGATGCCCGTCACGAGGACCGAAGCCTTGAAGTTCTGGTGCTGGAGGCCGTACTCGCCGGCCAGCATGATCTTCGTGTTGTCGCCGGTCTTCGCCAGCGTCTCACGGAACCAGCCGCGACCCTTCAGGACCACGTCCTTCCAGTCAGCCGGGTTCCACAGAAGGCCGAAGTCGGTCTTCATTTCGCGGTTCGTCTCGATCGTGAGCGTGCCGAGGGCGGTCGTGTACACGTCGACGACATGCACGATCTCCTTCGCCGACTTGCCGGTGATCTCGCGGGTCCGGCTGGCGTTGCCGGCGAACTCCGCCGTCTGCTCAGCGACGAACGGTGCGACCATGAAGCGACGTGCGTTGCCGCCCTCGTCGTAGTTCTTCTTGATCGCCTTGCGGAGCGTGGTCTCGGCCAGCGGGCCGGCGCCGTTGGCGATGATGTTGCCGGCGTCGATCAGCTTCGAAACCGATGCGTGACGGCGAGCCACGACGTTCGAGCCGAGGACCGATGCCTGGTCTACGCCGACGCAAGCGCGTTCGCGGTCCAGACGAAGGGCCTTGCCCTTCTTGACGACCTGTCGAGCCAGCTCATCCTTGCGACCATAGTGGTCGGTCGCCTGGAGCGAGCCGGACAGCTTGATGGTGCGCGAGAAAATCTGGGTCGTGTTCGACCGCATCTCGGTGGTCGTCAGGTCCTCTTCGACGGCTTCGAAGCCCTCGACCTGGGCGTTGTCCTTGCCGCCCTCCTGCTCGTCTTCCTGCCACTCGTACGACTTCTGCGAAACCGTGCGCTTGCTCAGCGACGACGTGAACGGGGTCTCGTGCTTGTTGAGCATCGAGATGACGTCCGAGACGTCTTCCTTAGCGCCGACCGAATCGTAAGTCTGAAAAGTTGCCATGTGAGTTATTTATTTCCGTGTAGGTGAATTGGGTGTTGTGTTGGGTTCGGGGTGAGCCGGCGGGTTAGCGCCAGCGCCCCATGAGGACGGCGACCGCGTCGTCGTCGGAGCCGGAGCCCTGAGCGAGACGGCGTTCGGCCTTCTTGGCCGCGATGGCCTTCTCGGGCGGAACGTCGCGGGTGCCGGGCTTCAGGACCTTCGTGGGCGCCGCTGCGACCTTCTTGGCCGCTGCCTTCTGGCCCTTGCTGTAGAGCAATGCCTGATGGAGGACCTTGATGACGCCGGGGTCAGTGATGCGGCTGAGGTCGCCCTGGTCGAGACCCTGGGAGGCCCCGTAGTCCAGGATGTCGCCGTAGAGCTGCTCGCTCCAGCCGGGGATGTCCTTCTGAAGGACCTTGACGGCCTCCTGGGCCCGGCGACCCTGCTCGGCGGTCTGGCGTTGCTCGGCGGCCTGCTGGAAGCCCTGAGCCTTCTCCAGGACCTTGCGGTACTTGGCGTCGGCCTTCTGGGCGTTCTCGCGGTGCCATTCGAACTCTTCCGGGGTCAGCCGGTTCTGGAGGACCAGCCAGTCGACGTCGGCGTATGGTGCCAAGTCTTCCTGAGCGACCTCCAGGGCCGCTTGGAGCGCTGCCGCCGCACGGCCACCGACCGCGTCGGCTTCCTGGAAGCGTGCCGTGACGTCGGCGCCCTGCGTGGCGAACTCTTTGAGCTGAGCGACCGTGAAGGTCTTCGTCTCGCCGCCGATCTCGATCGAGACCTGAGCGTCGTCCGCTGGTGCCGTGGGGGCTGCGGGGGTGTTGGGGTCCCCCTCGCCGTCTTCGGCATCATCGGGGTCGGGCTCATCGCCGTCGTCTTCCAGGGGGTCCTGGTCGTCGTCGGGGAGCGGCTGGTCGTCTTCGCCTTCGTCGGCGTCTTCGCTTGGGCCCTTGGGGGGCTCCAGGCTCTCCATGATCGCGGCGACGGCGTCGTCTTCGCTCATGCTTTCCATCGGTTCGATGGCCGATGCTTCGGTGGACAAGGGTGTCTGGTCTTTCAGTATGGTGCCGGGGAGTCGTCGGGGTCGACGGACTCGTCAGCGGTGAGAGTTTCGGCGGCGGCGAGGATGGCTTCCCCGCGTGCCTGGAGGATCGCGAGCCGTTCGGTGACGGCGCTGAGCCCCCGTGAGAGGTTGTACGCATCCTCGCGGGCCTCCCGCTGGGCGGGGAGCGTCATTAGGATGCCTTCGGCGCACTCGCGGCGGACCGCTTCGATCGCGGTGAGGAAGGACGGGTTGTCGAGGAGGAAGCGTGCTGCCTCCCCCTCGTCGACTGCCGCCTGTTCCTCGTCGTCGAGGAGGATGGTCGAGATGATGGTCTCCTGTTAGCCGTTCGGCGAGATGATCGCGGAAGTCTTGGTGTTGCCATCCGGTGCGTTGAGCGCCGTGTGGATTGCCAGCTCCAGCTCCGCCTGGGAGGTGTCGATACGGTTGGCCGTCTCGTCGTCCTTGCGGTCTGCGTCGCGGGTCTTGATGAGTTGGGCGAAGAACTGGTCCTGTTGCTTCAGCTTCAGCTCTTCGGCGTCGAGCTGCTGTTTCAGGGCAAAGTTTTGCTCCTTCAGGACAGTCTCTCGCTCCAGGACTTCGGTTTCCTTCTGGAGCTTCGCCAGCTCGGCCTGGGACTTGGGGTCCGGCTCGGGCGGCTGCATCTTGGCCGGGTCGCTCAGGAAGTCTTGGACATTCTTGTGCCCCTTCACCTCCAGGACCTTACGCATGACGTTGAATTGCTTCGTCTCATCGTAAAGTCGGCCCCCGGTCTCCTTCATGTACTTGTCGTACGTCAGAAGCTCTTGGGCCTGCCGGTCGCGCTCGTCGTAGCCCAGGGTCATGTCGACCCGGACGTCCGAACGGTTCCGCCACTGGGACGGGGAGACCTCGACGAAGTCCCCGGCGATCTCCAGGATACGCTGGCGGTCGTGCTCGATCGCGATGGCGTAGATTTTCAGGAAGAGCGGCGCGAGGAACTGGACGGCGTAATGCCGCGCCATGACCTTCGACCGAACTTGGCTGTTCGACGTGAGCTGTTCGACGAGGCCCGCGCTGTTCTGGTGAGACAGTGCGCCCTTATCGAGACCCTGGGACAGCCGGGAGATTCCGGTCGTGTCCTCGCGGGACTGGTCGACCATGCCGATCGTCTGCATGACCATAGGGTTGATGGGCGTTTGCGGAAGCGGCGCCACGGAACTGTTGACGTCCCGGACGTTGACGATGCCGCCCCGCCGGTTGTCGATCAGCTCCCGTGGGTTCGCTACGCCCCCTCGGGCGACTTGCCAGCGGGGGTTGGTGGCCTCGACCGCCTGTTCGATGATCGCACGGGTTAGCGTGGTCTTCGTGTTGGCGTGCTGGATCGTACGGGCGGCGAAGTTGCCCCCGTAGAGCGAGTGAGGCTCAGGGAGCATGGAGTAGACCACGAACGGATGGTCCGCGACCTTCTGCTTCTCCAGGAGCGTCGAGCCGACGTGCACGACCTTCCAGAGCTGTTGCCGCCCGGTGCCTTCGGCGTCGATGCGGATGTAGCTCTCGTGGACCGTGACAAGGCGGCCAGCCTCGTCTTCGGCGTCGTCGTCCAGGCCGGTGACGATCGTGTCCTCGTCCCGGAGCATCTTCTCCTCGTTCAAGGAGAGGTCGTCGTAGGACCCGGTGATCGTGTACACGACCTTGGGATCGTACCCGGCAACGACGAGGTCGCTGAGGGTCATCCGGGAAACGTGGGCGAGGTACGGGGCCCGATCGAGCCGCTTGTAGCGACCCGAGACGATGAACTCCTCCGGGGGGATGACGTCGATCGTCACCTGGGAAGTGTCCTCGACCCGGTCGAACTCGCCGGAGACCTTGCCGGCCTCGTCGACCTTGGGTTTGACCGTGAGGCGGACCGAAGGGTCCTGGATGAGACCGTTGGCCTCCTCCTCGCTCGCACCGTCGAAGGTGTAGCCGGTGGCCCGCTCGGATTTCTCCCAGTAGACCTTGGCGATCCCCAGGCGGTTCAAGGCGCTGTCGTGGATGACGCCGTTGTGGATTTCGAGGCCCGAATTGAGCCGGAAGAACACATAATCGCAGTAGGCGGTGGCCTGCCGGGCGAGCTGCACGTCGTCCCCGTTCTGGGGTGCGAACGACACGATGTTATTGCCGGCGCTGTAGGCTTCGGTGAGCTGGGCCTTGATGGCCTCGACGCTCTCGTAGACGTCCTGGGAGACGAACTGGGAGCCGCCGGCCCGCAAGGGGAACGGCTTCTTGCCCTGGTAGTACATGAGAACTTCGCGACGTTCTGCCGCGAGGTTGCTGTCGACGAACGCTGAGCCCTTTTCGGCCCGAGCGACGCACGCGCCCACCAGCTCTTCGTCCGGGATTGGACGGAGCTTGTCTTTCATGGGGTTCCTAAATCATATCGAAATAGAGGTCATCGGTGGACTCGATAGGAGCCCACGATCCCTCGTGAATGTGGTTGGCGATGGCGAGCGCCATGACGCAATCGTCGTGACAGCCCGTGTCGGCTTCGATCTTTCCCGTTTCCGGGTCGGCGACGAAGGTGGACAGCTCGCGCAAGGTGTCGCGGTCGGTGAGACCTATGACGCGGTTGCGGATTGCTTCGCGGAGCTGGTCAATGATTAGCGGACGGGTCTTAACGTCCGTATAGAAGCCCACCTCCTCCTTCGTCATCTCGGTCGTCTTGTCGTAGACTTCGCGGACGTAGAGGTTCGGGTAGGCCTTATCTTTCCATAGCCGAGTGTTCGGCAGGATGCCGTGGTTATTAAACTCGACGGCGAGGCGGGCTGTATTGAACAGGTAGCCGATCGCCTCCAGGATGTCCGCGTAATAGTCTGGATCGACCTGGGCGCGGAACTTGGCGACGATGCGCTTCTTGCTGTCGAGGACCGTGGCGACGCTGTAATCGCCCTCGCCTGCGGACATGAGGTTTCCCTTGGCGTCCCGGCGTTCCTCTCGGCCTACGCCTTTGGCGACGTCGGCCCCGATCGTGTACTCTTCGTGCGGATCGACCTCATAGTAGAGGAAGAGCCTACCGCGCTCGGAGGGCGTGAAGTGCCCGGCGACCGGGTCGAACTCCATGCGATGCTTGATGTCCGGGGCGGCCTTCGCCTGGTCCGCCAGATACTCCAGGTTGAACACTGGGGCGCCGGAGGTCAGGAAGGCCTCTTCGGGCGACGAGGGGTACTCTTGCTTGAAGAGGTCCAGGCCGTCCTGGGCGACCTTCTGGCGACGCCATAGGAGCTGCCCGTCCGTGAGGGTCATCCCCCACTTCTCCAGGATCATCGCGGCGAGCTTGTCCTCGTCATGGTTCCGGTTGAAGCCTTCGGGGACCTTCTCGGTGTACGACGGGTCGACGAACCACGGGAGGAAGACCAGCTCGTAGCCTGAGCCTAGCGTGGGGTCCTCCGTGGTCGCCGCGACGTACTGTTGGTAGAACCAGCCGGACTTGCCGCGTGCGGTGGACTCGATGCAGACGAAGGTATCGTCGACGTTCGGGACCGCCTGGAGCAAGCCGTTGCCGATCTCGGCGGCCTTGGATTTAGGCCAGAGACCCGCCTCGGAAAGGTGAGCGAGCTGGAGGGTTTCGCCTCGACCGACCGTGTCGGCGCCTGCCGTCGCGATCATGTACCCGGAGTCCAGAAGGTCGAACTTCAGCTCCCGGCTGTTCGATCGCGCCGTGTGCGGGCGCATCGTCGGCTCCATCTCCTGATGGTAGCGCTTCGTCATGTCGAACAGGGCCGCCGTGGCGTCTGCCTTGTGGGTGACGACGATGCCCTTGGTGGCCCGGTGCTGGCTAATCCACCAGTACATGAACCCGCCCCAGAGGGTCGAGAGGCCGAGCTGGCGGGCCTTCAAGACGAGGACCCGAACGCGCCCGGTACGCTGCCACTGTTCCAAGATTTGATCCAGGAAGAGCTTCTGAGCGTGGTTGAGCTTGAACGGGACGATCCGGGCGTCCTTGGTGCGGATTTTAAGGCACCGGGAGGCGTAGAACTCGAAGTCGGTGAGGAGGCGTTGCCGCACGCGCTTGCGCTTCTCTTCGACCGTCAGGGCCGAAGGGGCAGACTGGGGCATGGGGTAACTCGATTAGGGGGTGTCGTCCGCCAGCTCGTCGAGGAAGTCCTCGTGGGTGCGTACGGTGTGGTCGATCTTCTGGGCCGGCTTGGCCTTGGTGAAGTCGAGGATGAGGCGCCCGAGGGCTGCGACGTCCTTGGGGTTGTCGGAGGCTTTCAGGTGCTTCACGGCGGCCTCCAGTGCCAGGGCGGCGCGGGGGTCGTCCGGGAGCTGTCCGGCGTCTTTCATTTTCTTTATGATCCGTTTGGCGTCGAGGGCGGCCACCGCCAGCACGGCGCTCCACTGAGCGTCGGTGAGGTGAGATGGCCGACCCTTCGTGTGGGTGGAGTTGTGGTTCCCCTTTCGGGCGGCGATGAGTTTCTGGCTGAGGGCCTTGCGCTCTTCGGGTGTCTTGTTGGCCCAAGGTCCTCGCGGTGCCATCTTCGCGGGACGCGGAGGCACGGGGATCGGATCGGCGAACGCCTGGGCGACGTACTGCTCGATGTTCTTGGGCTTGTTCTTGGAGCCCGGCGGTCGACCGCGTGGGCGGCCTGTCGGTTTCGTGGGCATAATGATCTCGGGGTTGCCCCAGGGTGTGACCCCTGGGGACTTGGTTAGGGTTGCGGTGGCATCCCGTTGGGGTCTGTCACCCACTCGGGGAGCAAGCCGATCTTCTGGGGAGCGAAGACGGTGTCCTCGGTCTTGGCGGTGCGGTTGGCCTCGCCATGCGGACCGAAGTTGAGCCACGAGTTTTGCCCTCGGGTCTCGGTCGTCAGGGCACGCTGGGCCTCGGGGCTGTACATGCCGAGGTGCGAGCGCCATGCGTTCTCTTCGCCGTTGTGCCGGAAGCCGAAGCCGTCCTTTGCGTGGCCGAAGTAGTCGTGGACGCCTCGGAACACGTCGTTGACGCGGACCGGCTTGCCGCCCCAGGTCTCGCCCTCGACCACGCTGAGGAGCGGGTTTTCGGCGATGTCCTGGTCGGTGATTCCTGCGCCCGTGCCGTAGCCTTCGTCGGTCGGATAGACGTACATGCGGTCGTTCTCACGCACGTCCTTGACGGCATCCCAGGGGCCCTTTTCGTAGACCGCCTGCCCTTCCGGGTTGAACTCAAACTTGAAGCCGGTCTTTTTGATGGCCTCGTACTGAGCCAGGGTCTCTTCGGCGAGCTTGGCGTAGGCCGATCGGACCGTGGGGTCCTGAGGGGCGTGCGCCATCTCCTCGTAGGCCTTGGCAATCGCCGAGCCGCGCTCGGGGTCGACCTTGAGGTATTCGGACTGCGGCTGGTAGTCGATCCCGGCGGCCTCCGTATAGCGGCGGGCGGTATCCCGTGCGGGATCGAGGGGGCCCATGTAGCCGTATCCCTTGATGTTCGTCGGCTGGCCGGGGACTGGTAGCTCCGTACGGCGGACCGGGACCTTGTCGTAGGACTGGACCAGCTCGCCCAACTCGGAATAGTCGGACGGGAACCGCACGGCCTTCCAGCCGGCTTCCTTCGCCAAGGAGTCCATGAGGGTTGCGCCGTTGACTGCCGGGGGGAGCCCCCAAGCCTTCTTCAGCTCGGCGGAGCGCGGACCCCGGAGGATTTCGCGACCGACGCCCTGGAGCTGCCGATAGTTGTCGCTGCCGACCTCCAGGGTCTGGTGGACCGGGATTTCCGCGTCGTAGGCGAAAGGCCCGAGGGTACTCTCGCGGCGGTAGCCTCCTCGTTCGCCCGTGCGGACGCCGAAGTAGCTCTTGCCGCCGACGAACGACGCATTGTTGATCTCCTCGGTCGAGGTGATCCGGCGGCCCCCTGGGGTCCGGTTGGAGCCGATGAAGCGCGGGTCGACCTCGGTTAGGTCGGGCTTGCGGCTGAAGTGCTTCACCGGGAGCGTTTCAGTAGGCGGAGACGATAGGGCCCCGCCGCGCGGATCGCCGTGCAGAGGGATCGCGCCGTCTTTGGTGCGGACCGGGCCCGACCGTTGCCGGGGGACGCTGGAGATGGTGGTAGCGGTGCCTTCGATCGCATCGTCGATGGCTAGGGGTGCCTGGGAGCCGCTGAGGGCCCCGCGCACCTTGCCGCCCAGCTTGGTCTTGCTGAGGGCCCGGAGGATTGGAGCGCCGGCCTCGGGGGCCAGGGTGAGCGCCGTCCCGACCGCGCCGTGTGCGAGTGCATCCGGGTTGAAGTCGGCGTCGCCGTCGACATAGCGGCGGGCTTGGGTGCCTACCTCGTCGGCCTGGGCGAGCGGGTTCCATTCGAGGTTTGCGTCTTCGAAGGCGTGTGCACGCTGTACGGCGTCCCGTTCGGTGGACCCGAGGGCCAGGGAGCCCCGGCGGACGAGGTCCGATACGGCGGCGGTGAGTGCCCCGCGTGACTTGGGGCTCGCTTTGATCGTGTCGCGCTGTTTGGGGCGCTTCTTGATCTCGGTCGCTGTCTGGGCGATCCGGTCGGTTGTCGACGGGCCCAGGACGTCACTGAGGGCGCCCCGGCGGAACCCGCCGAAGTTGTAGTCTGCCATGTTGTCCTGTGAGGATTAGGGGCCAGGGGAAGCCCCCAGCCCTCAGTTGTTGCTGTCCGGCTCGTCGGGGAGCGGATCGGTGGATTGGCCTGCCGTGAGGAGGCTTGCGACCTTCGCCGGACCGATGCCCGCCCGGTTGAGGGAGGCACGGAAGGCGTCGTCGCTGAAGGCCCGCTGTTCGATTGCGTGGAGCAATTCGGGGATGTTGCGGGGGTTGGTCTCGGTCAGGACCTCGGAGATTCGGTCCATCACGTCTTGCTTGAAGCGGAGCGTCCCTCGCGGGTTGCCCCTGAAGAGGATGGAGCCGATCGCGCCGATGAAGTCGCCCCGGAGGACGCTCGACGCGGTGCCCAAAGACTCGCCGGAGAGGGCTTCGTCCATTGCCTGCCGTGGCTGGGTCGGACTGCCGCCGAACGCCATCTTGGACGTCTTGAAGGCTTGGTCTTCCGCCTCCAGTCGATCGTCCAGGCGGTTCATCACGCCCGGTCGGCCAGAGAGGCCTTCGATCGCCTGCTGTTTCACGGTGTCGCCGGTTGCCGCGTGGCCGCCGGCCCCGGACAGCCCGAGGGACTGGCGGACTTGCTGAGCGACGTTCGCGGTCGGCTTCAAGCCGGCTTTGGTCGCCCCGTCAGCCAGGGCCGTTCGTCCGCCCAGCATCCACGCTTCCTGAGCGTGCTGCGGCATCGTGCGGGCCTGAGCGTTGATCTCGTGGCCCGTGAGGCTGGCGATGTCGCCGCCCCGCTGCATCGCATCGCGGATCGCCATGTCGTCGGCGTAGTCGCTCTTCGCCTGCCGGTATGCCGGGTTTCGCTCCTTCAGGTGTCCGTCGAGGTTCTGCATGACGTCGTTGATCGCGCCAGTCTCGTTGTCCAGCTCGGGTCGGCCCGTCAGCGGGTTGCGCTTCAGGGAGCCGTTCAAGGTGCGGACGACTTGGTCGAACGCTTCGAACGACGGGAGCTGGTCGAGGGCGTAAATGCCCTCCGGCGTCGACATGCTGGGCATATCTGCCGGGATCGAGCCTGCCCGATCATGCGGGACCAGTCGGAACCCCATGCCCTCCGGGTTGCCCCCTCGGTTCTGGATGTTGCGATAGGCCTGCGGAAGGGACTCGCGGAACGCCGGGCGACGCATGAGACCCGCGAGCTGGTCGTCGATGACCATAGGCGAGCCCTGGGCGTAGGCCTGCCGGTAGGCCGGGCCCGCTGCATCCTTGGCACGCTGGACGACGTCTTCGGCGCCCCGGATGGGATCAGCCGCCGGGCCCAGCTCGTCGGTGATGTGGCCTCGGATACGCTGGCCCATGCCGGCCTGCCGTGCCTGTAGGAGCTGGCGGGCTCGGGTTGTCGACGGGCCGCGCCCCTGGAGTGCCCAGGCGGTGACGCGACGGAGCCCCTCCGAGGTATCGGCGGGTGCTGCCGGGACCCCGAGGGCTTGCCGGCGAGCCACTTCGGCGCCGACGTTGGCCGGCGAGGCGGGGACGTTGCCCGTGCCCATGCCGGTCGCGATCGTGCCGTTCTGCATCTCTTCGCCGATGATGCGTTCGCCCTGGGCCCGAGCCGCATCGCTCGCCTGCTCCAGGGGACGTCCGGCCAGCCGGTTCACCCCGTTGTTGACGAAGCGGGCGGTGGCGTCGACGCCTGGGATGTTCCGGCGAGCTGCGGACCCTACGGCGCCAGCGGCGCGGCCCAGAGGAGCCCCGAGGGTGCCGATCGCGCCGCCGAAGCCTGCGCCCAGGGCACCGTTCGCCAGCCGGCCATCCCCGGTATCGTTGAGGAGACCGGAGAGGGCACCGTAGCCGGCGCCGGTCGCGGCCCCGTTGGCGATGCCTGCCCCGAGACCCCCGCCGCGCATGACGTTGACGCCTGGGAGGGCGAACGATGCGGCGAGACCCCCAACGGAGGCTGCGGTCGAGGCTTGCGGGTGTTCTTCGTCGAACTGGCCCTGGTCGGCGTCGTGGTCCTCTTCGGCGGCCTGGAAGGCGTCGCCGGGGTGCCACTCGGTCCGCCCGAGACCTGCGGCGATGGTGTTGCCGATCGCGCCGCCCACGCCGGCCATAGTGCGGCCCGCGTTCGGGATGATCCCGTCGAGGAACGTCCCCGCCGCCGCGCTGGCGGTCTGGGTTGCCGATGGCGCCGGACGGATGCCCGGAGGGGGCGTGGGGAGCCCCGGAGTGTCGCCCGTAGGGTCCGCCGCTGGAGCTTGCGCCCCGGCGAAGGCCTGGACCCGCTCGACGATCGCGCTTTCGTCCGCGTTGTCGGGCATTGTGACTTCATACATGAAGCCGTCCGGTCCTTGGACCTCATACGATTTCGACATTATTTCTTCCTGGTGATCGTCCATCCATCGCTGGAGACGGGAGCCCGTGGAGGGGCCTTGGGGAGCTGCCGGCGCTGGCCGTACGTGTTCTGGGCGGCGAGGCCCTTGATCTGCTCGGGTGAATATCCGGCGAGTCCGCCGTAGTTGGTGACGAAGCCCCGGAGCACGCTGTCCAGAGTTTTGAAGCGCTCCTTGTTGGAAGCGTCAAAGGACCAGCGGTTCGGAAGGGCGTCGGTGATGAGTTTAAGCTCGCGGTCCGAGTCCGAGCCTGAGCCGGAGACTCGGAAGGCCTGCCGCGCTAGAAGCGGGATGGCCGATACCGCGCCGTCAAACTCTTGGTTCGTGGTCGAGAACGGGTTGAACTCTTTGGCGCCGGCCATGCCGCCTGCCGCGAAGTTCTTGTCGTACATGCCGCGCACCTTGTTGAGCTGCTGGAGCATCGCGCGGGCCGCGCCGACCTTGGTGTAGGCCGCCTGGGCCGCTGCGCCGGTCGGGGGCTTGACCGGGGTGTCCAGGTCGAGCGGGCCGGAGCGGGCGCCGCCGGGAGGAGCTTTGGGTAGGCCGGAAGTCTTCGCCATGTCCCGCACGCCCTTGACGCCCAAGAGGGCCTTCACTTCGCGTGGGTCGGCGACGTCTTCCCAGCCGTCGTTGTCGTTGTCGATCATCGTTTCAGTCGCTTCTGCATGACGCCGTTAGGGCCCACGCGGTAATCGTATCGGGGGTCGAGGCCGCCGGAGGACTTGGAGCCGCCCTTGCCGCCACCGCCGGACCCTTTGGCCTTGGAGATGGAGATGCGCTGGGCGCCCTGAGCGAGCCGGGCGTTGCCTTGGGCCGTCGTGGCCGCTGCGCGGTCCCGGTAGATGCCCGTTCGGGTCTGCCGGTCCGCCTGGATGTCCTTGCGGTAGTCCTGGAGGTTGTCGGCGTTCTGGTCGGCCCGCTGCCGGGTCTGCGCCTGGGAGACGGTCATCCCCATGCCTGCCGTGAGTGCGACGTAGCGCGGGTCGTAGGTTTCCGGCATGGTCGACGGATCGACGCCGAACTGGGCCGGGTTGGCCCTAATCTGAGCGTAAGCCGCCGGCTGGTCCTTCGGATCGAGCTGGGACAGAGAGAACATGGCGCGACCGTTGATGTCGGCGGTGTCCTTGGCCTTCGTGCGCTTGTGCTCCAGGTAGTCCTGGAACTCGGGCACGGCGCGGGTGGTCCGCTGGCCGGTCGTCGGGTCCGTCGTGATCTCGAATGAGTTGTCAGGACCGCCGAACTCGTGAGTCTTGCGGCTCGCGGCCTGGAGCTGGTCGTCGAGGGCGGAGACGTTCTGTCCTGCCCTGCCGAAGCCATCGGCGAAGGAGCGACCGGACAGGAGACCCGTGCCGATCGCGAGGAGAGTCTTGTGGCGGTTGCCGGGGTCCCAGAGGCCCGCCCGTGCGCTCGGAGGCGTCGCCGGAAGGTTGGGAGTCTGCTGCTGGAGCGACACGCCCGGCGGGACGCTGGGGAGCGCCCCTGCGGCGATGCCGCTAGGGAAGAGGAGCGGGTTCATGGTGATCCGATGTTACTTGAAGGGTTTCCAGCCGAGGCCCCCGGCGATGCCGAGGCCGGTGGACGCGATGCCGGCGAGCCCCGTGAGGAGCCCTTGACTTTGCGATTGCGTCTGAGTGCCCGAGGAAGTCCCCGAGGAACCCCACGAATTGTTGCCGATGATGCCGTAATACTTGGAGAGGAGGTCGGTATCCCGATTGTCCTCGCCCTGCCACTTGGCGTAGTCGGCGTCGAGCTGGCCCTGCTGGTTGCCCTGGAGGGACGAGTCTGCGCCCGCCATCGCGCCGTATGCGCCGTATCCTGCCGCCGTGCCGGCGGAGAGTGCCGAAGCCCCCTGCCCGGCCAATGAGCCGTAGCCGTTGGCCGCCGTGCTGAGGGCCCCGAGGGTCTGAGCGCGGTCCTGCTGGGCGAGCCCGAGGCCTTGGCTGTACGCTTGGCCCCGCATGGTGGCCGATATGTCGGCGACACGATCCTGGGCGCCGCGAGTGGCGATGCCGGCGGCGACGCCTGCTCGGGAGCTATTGATCCCGCCGGTCGCTGAGGCCTGCCGGTCGATGCCGGGGAGGGTCTGCTCGTTGAGGTTGCGGACCACGTCGCGGCTGTTCGCGTCGATCTGGGAGTCCAGATACGGATTGTCGGCGTAGGAGCTGGCCGCCTTGATGTTCGCTGCGGTCGCGTCGGTGCCGGCGAGCTGGGAGAACTGGTCGAGCGACGAGGCCGCCTTGTCGGCGTTGCCGATCAGACTGGACCCCATTTGAGATAGCTGGTTCGCCCCGGAGAGACCGGCGGTCCCGGCGTAGCCCTTCAGGCCCTCCAGCGTCGCCTTGGCGCTGTCCGTCATGCCGGCGTAGGTATCGCCCTGGTAGAACGGGGTGCCGGCTTTGTTGTTGTAGATGCCCTGCGCCGCGTTGAAGGCGGTGTCGAGGTACGGCTGTTGAAACTTGGAGGGGCCAGAGTCCGTCGTCTGCGTAGACGTGGAGGTGGTCTTGCCGCCGAAGAGGTCGCCCATGATGTCCTAGTGCGTGGTGTGGATTTCCATGTTGTGCCCGGTGTGGTCGATGAACGACGCGGCGCGGCGGAAGCCGAACATGGAGAGAAACTTGGTGTGTTTGCGGTCGCCCGGCTGATGCAGGGCGTGAATGGGTCCGCCGTGGAGCGCTTTGAGCGTCGTCCAGTCGGCTAGAAGGTCCCGCTTGGTGCGGGGGGTCCAGCGACCATGAATGTCGCAATGGATGAAGGTGTGGTGCGGCGTCGCCTGCTCCAGGTACAGCGTGTACACAGGGCGGCGGACGACCGGCACCTTCAGTTGGTGGTCGGCCTGCTCCGGGACGATCATCGGTGTCTCCCGGAGATGGATGAGGGCTTATGGGCGGGTAAAGGTGCGTTGCTCGCCATCGGCGAACGGAGGGAAGCCCGAGACGTCCCAGAGGGTCGTCCAAGTGATCCCACTGTCTGTCGAAGCCTGGACGGAGAAATTGTTACTCATTCGGGCCGCTTCGCCGCCAATGCGGGACGCCCGGACCGTAACAGTAGTCGGATCATCGCCCAGCAAGTCTGCGGAGCTGTAGCCAATCCATTGCCCTTCCCCGCCGCTCGCGCTGCTAATCCAGTTTGAAGTTGCGCTCCCGTCGATTACGTTCGCGGCGGGATACTCTCCGGTGTAGTCGCCCGATGAGTATGCCGTAAGCGGAGCGAGACCGCCGGAGGCCGTACCAAACGCGAGTTCCGCGATCGAGAAGTAGCCGCCTGTTGTCGGGATGTTGTTCAAGACACGGTATCGCGGTGCGGTGGCGCGAAAGGGAACCCAGCGACCGGAGCGCCGGACGTATGCCTTGCCGTCGTTTGGCGCGTCCTCAATGAAGCGCTCTTTACCACGGCAAACGATAGCGCCAGCAAAGGTCGCGCCCGCACCAGAATTGTTGACGGTGATATTGTTGGTTCCGTCAGCCGGTGCAGTCAGCGCACCTACAACACCGGACAACTCACCGCCGCTCGCGGCAATATTGTCGCCTGGAGTGAACGAGTCTCCGCCCCAGCCTCGGTGGCCGGACAGTACAGCGATCACGTCGCTAGACCCAACGACTTCCGGCACGGCCAACGTGAACTGTTGCACGCCTCCGTTGCTGTAGCTGACGATCGGCGTGTTGAACGTGAACGAGTCGCCGACCATGACTACGCACTGTCCGCGAATCCAGCCGCGACCGCCGGTGTCCATGTAGACTCCGTTGGTCACGTCCTCCTGGGTCAAGACCTTAGTGGCAATGAAGCCGTTGAGGTTCCCAAGCCGCGCCAATTCTGTCCAGCCGCCGGGTGTAACCGGAGACTGAGTCGAAGCCCCATAGAGGAAGGCCCGGTCGCCGGCAGTCGTACCCGCCGGGAATCCGAGCACAAAGCCCCACCCATCGGTCCAGTTTGTCGTGCCGCCCCGGACCTTGGGCTTGTCGATTAACGACGGGCTTCCGCCTGAGCTTCCGCCACCGGGCGGGCCTGCCGGGCCGGGTACGCCCTGCTCGCCCTGAGGACCCTGAGGACCTGGGACCGTGCTGTCGGCGCCAGGATCGCCCTTGTCGCCCTTGTCGCCCTTCGGCCCCTCGGGGATGACGGCGGCGACTTCCGCCCATGCGGACGCTGCGAAGTCCCAGCGGAAGAGCTGGTCGGTGTCTTCGGCTGCGTAGAACGCGAGGCTTCCTGGGTTGACGCCAGGATCGGCGGGGCGAGCTGCAAGAGCGCCGGAGCCGAGATAGTCAGAAATTAAGCCGGTCACGGCAATACCTTGTCGAAAATAAGTCGGCCTTCTGCCGTGTGGATGAGGATGGGCGGGGAGCCGCCGTTGGTGATTGGGACCAGCGCGGTCGTAGCTGCGTCGCCGGGGTCGCCTTTCGGCCCTTGGGGGCCGGGGACAGTGCTCGCGGGTCCGGGGGGACCGTCAGCGCCGTCACGTCCGGCTGCGCCGGGTTCGCCCTGGGGGCCTTGGGGCCCTGGAACGGTGGAGGCCGCGCCGGGCGCCCCGTCCTCGCCGTCACGTCCGGCTACGCCATCCGTTCCGGCTCGTCCGGGTTCACCGGGATCGCCTTTGTCGCCCTTGGGACCTTGCGGGCCCGGTAGGCCTTCTTGGCCTGGGCCGGCTTCCATGATGGCCGATACGGTTTCCTTGACAGCGTCGACGAGGCGCATCGTGGCTTGGTCGATCCGTAGAAGCTCGCCGTCCATGAAGGGCGGAAAGCTCTCGGGAGCTGCGGGACGGACCCGCCTGCGGTAGGGTGTGAGACGGTCCAGGATTGCCTGGAGGTCTGCCATTAACGTCTTCCTCGGATGACTAGCTGGACATCGAAGCCGGACAGGCGGAAGTCGCCCGTTCCCCGAAGTATGAAGCGGTACGCGAGGTACTTGCCGGCCTCATTGATGTCGATTTTGGACTCGGTCCGGGGGTCGAAGGCGACCTCATCGGACCATGTGGGTTCTTGGTTCACTAGGTCGTTGGCGCCGAACTGCCAGAAGGCTTGCTCGGGCTGCTCGACGCTGAGCTGGGGCCAAATTGCCTGAAGGTGCGTGTATTGCGTCAGGTTCTTCCCGAGGAGGTCCAGGTCGAGACCCGTACGCTCCAGGAAGGCCGGCTTGATGGCCTCGGGCTCCAGCGGATACGGCAAGGTGCCGCCGTCCAGGAGGTCCAGGCCGTACAGCCGGGAGGCCGTGATGCCCTGCCCAGGAGCCCTCCTGGAGACGAAGAGCGCGTGCTGCGACTCGTCGCCCTCGGAGGTCAGGAATAGGCCCTCAGCGGCGTCCCAGGTGACTTCCTGGTCCGTCTCCCACGCCTTGCCGGAGATTAGGGCGGACCGACATGCCCCGGTGACGTTGGGGAGGTCGTAGAAGGTCCAGGTGCCGTTGCTGTAATTGAAGACGGCGGCCCGGTTGCACCCGTCCTGGGGGTTCACGAAGCCGACCAGCCGATCGCTCGACGGGTAGCAGAAGCGAACCTCGGACATCCGGGCGTCGTGGGTCACGAAGCACAGATTGGCCTTGGCGGTGTCGAGGGCGTCGAAGACGAACTCCTTGACCTTGTCGGTCGCGATGGACCGGGGGGCGATCCCGTCGTGGACGTATATGTCGTGCCGATCGAACACGAAGTGCTGGCCGGCTACTTGGACGACACAGTTGGGCGCGATCACGCCGTTCTCGTCGAAGAGCTTCGTCCACGAGTAGATGAGGTCGCCGCCGTTGTAGTCCATCGACCACACGCTGTTGGTGCAGTAGATGACGAACGAGTTGCGGAGTGCCAGGCCATCGACGATGCTGTGCTGCATCTCGTTGACGATGTTCTCGCCTGCGGAGTTGGTCGTCGACCCTGGGTCCCAGGAAGCCGGCGGCGCCCCGAAGCCCGTCAGGTCGGACCATTTCACCATAGTCGGGAAATACCGTCCGCCCTTCGTCACCCCCAGCCCGATGAGCTGGTCTTTGTAGGCGCGGAGCACGCGGAACTTCACGTCGTCCGGGAACGCCGGGATCGTGAGGTACGTGCTGTCGCCCGGCGCCTTGTAGAGCGGGGCGTGGCTCTCGCGGTTGAGATACGAGACGCCGCCCAGGAAGCACGAGGTGATCGAGGTGGTGTCCGCCGACCCGGTGTGGCCTGCGGGCGTCACGTCCTCAAAGGTCGTGCCGTTCAACCGGAGGACCTTGGCGTAATCCGCCGAGACGATGATGATCTCGTCGTAGCCGCCTGAGGACGGGGGGATCGCGACCGCGTGGCCTGGGTCGATGTCGAGCTGCGCGATCGTGCGGAACACGGGGCCCCGCGAGGCCCGACCGTTCTTGAAGCGGACGTTGACGCCTGCCGTGAAGACAGCCGGGTCCTCAATGTCTGAGGGGTGCGTGTCGGTCACAATCCCGGCTGCGCCGAGACGCCGCACTGGGAGAGTGGACATGCTTAAACCTTGATGATGAAGTGGAGGGCCACGGAGGCCTGCCGGGTGTCGATCGTCGCCTTGTGAGCGTGAGCCCCGTTGGCCGCGATCGTGCCGGTGTGAGTGTGAGCGCCGCCCTCGGTCGTGGAGACGGCGTGGCTATGCGCTTGGCCGCCGCCGATCTTCTCGGTGACGCCCTGGGTCGAGATGGACCCGTGGTCGGCGTTCTGCGGATCGTTCCGGGCCGGGGGGCTCGGCTTCAACCCATACGGGAAGAAGTCAGCGCTAGGGTCCGTGACGCCGTTGCCGTGGTCGTGGGCGGGCAGCTCCGCGATCGTGAGCGCATGACCTTCGGCGGTCCCGGTGTGCGTGTGGGCCCCGCCGGTCGCGATCGTGGCGGTGTGGTTATGATCGCCGGCCTGCTCGGTCGTGATCGTAACGCTGTCGGACCCGAAGGTCGCGAGGAGGTCGACGGCATCGGCCTTGCCGACCGGCACGCGGCCCCGAAGGTCCGGCGTAGTCAGGTTGCCCGTGCCGTCCGACTTGGGGACGATCTGGCCGTTGCAGATTGCCCAGCCCGAGGGGGCGGCGGCGCCACTGAAGAGCGTGATGGTGCCGACCGGGACCAGAGAGGCCGCGATCGAATTGAGGAATGTGTGCGTGACGGAGGCGTCCAGCGGTCCCGTGATGCCGGGGAACGTCGCCTTGATGGCGGCCTTCAGCATACGGATGTGGTCGTCGCCTTCCTTCAGGCGATCAGCGCCGGACGGATTGCTCGCGTTGAGCTGATGGATGAACTGAGCGGACTCTAGTGACATGGGGGAACCTTCGGCTGGACCGAAAGACCGGACGCCAATTCAATGATGTGTAAATGGAAGGCCCTCATCGAACGGAGGGCACCTAAAGAAACTGAAGGTCCTAAAGGGCACTAAGTGTCCTATAGGAGTATAACACTTATTCTAACACTTAGAGACCTACAGAGACCTGAGGGACCTGAAGCCCCTAAATCCCCGCTGACGATGATCTGCGAATGTGGAAGGTTGTGCTAACGGTTGCACTAATGCAGAAATGGCGGATTTCTGGGGTTTCCGGGAGGCACTGGAGGACCCGAATGGGACCGATGGAACCCGATTGCAGAATGATGCACCAGCGATAGAAAAGGGTCCGTTCTGTCACCTAAAGGGGACCCGGAGCGACTGGATGGGACCCGATGGGACCCAAGAAATAATCGGGTGACTGGGGGTTCGACCGGATCGGCCTCAGCGTCGAAGCGGGACCCTAATATAATGTATGGGACCCACGGAAACTCAGGGAAACGGCGGGTGTACACAGGGTCGGACTGGCGCTGTGGCCGCGCGAGCGAAGCCGTCGATTTCGAACGCGATTGACCACGAACCGGGCGGGCTCCCCCCGAGGGCGGCCAGGGGACCCGTGATCGAAATCCCCCACCGATCCGTCCCCCACCCCCTGAGAAATGGCTGTTTCCTGCGGGTTTGAGGTAGGTGCTCAAGCCGATGCGTCCCCCATCCTGCCCTTGGACCTGGGGTGACATTGCGCCCTCTCAGCCTCGGCCCGTGCCCCTGCCGCCGCCGACATTAGGCCGAGTGTGTTGCCCCCGTGGTACACGCCTGACATTCGCGGGACGGCGAGGGACTAAGCGGCCCGACGATCCTGCCGCGCCTCAATGGCAAGCGCGTCCAAAGCTTCTGCGATCCTAACGCCCGTCAGTAACAGGCCGTGGCCGTCAGCCAACGCCAACACTTCTTCCAGCCGGGCCTTCAGGACCTTCCCGTCTTCTTCAGTCATCATGGGGGCTCAGTGCGTCGTGTGGCAGATGAGGCCGATAGCACTCGCTATCACTGCCCCAACGGTCCTTTGGTTCAGGCGGATCGCTAAGAGCCGTAGCTCCTCAAGCGCATCGCACAGGTCCTGAGTGGTCTTCGGTTCGCCCCGCCCCATCCAATCGGGGTTGAGGTCGTCAGGGTCGCTCGGTCTCACCGTCGAGACGGTAGATCGCCCACGCCCCCGAGTCGATAATACGGAAGACAGCGCTTGTTAGTACATTAGCCTAGTACATCGGAGGCCTGTGGTTACTGGTCGTCGGCCTCATCGGGCTCGCCGTCTTCGGCGTGCCTCGCCGTCACCTCTAGGTCCTTGGCGAGCTGGTCGAGGGCACGATAGGCGCCCAGCCGTTCCATCCCGTCCCTCTCGTCGCCCTCGACCCTGGGGTGACGTTGGGCGCTCTCCGCTCTCAAACGGGCCAGCTTAGCGGCGGCTCGCAAGGTCTCGGGGTCGAGCATGGGATCAGTCGTCGACCGACATGGACGGCGGGACACTGATGGGCGACCATAGGCCCGTGCCGCGACCTTCAGCCGGTGCTGCGATCACGACCACGCCATCCATCGACCCGACGTACACCCGGACGCCCTGCTGGTCGGCGAGGACGACCATAGAGGCCTCGGTGCCTGCATCCTCGACCGTGACGGCCTTGGCGAGCCCTGGGAGCCGGACTTGCACGATCATGCCCCGATCTATCTCGCTGCGGATGATCGAGACCAGCGTGTCCTGCCAGCCTCCCCAGGGGGCTTCTGGGTGCCGATAACCGCGATCGTCTTCGTCGTCTAACGTAGCCATGCCGTGCCCTTAGCCCCTGCCGCCGACCTGAGCCAGCCTGCGGTCAACGCTGCGATCCTGGGGTCGGCGCCCCGCCATCTCAAATAATTCTGCATCTGCGGAACTTCTGGGGTTGTGTACACGTCTTGGAGGTGACAAAGAGTCACCAACAACAACGCAACGCACTCTCGGAGCTTCCGCGATGACCAAGACCTCTCTCTCCCTTCACCTCGACGACGCCACGACCTACGCAACGGTCTTCCAGGGCGAGCGTGCAGTCGCTTCGGTTCGCCGCCGCCGCATGTTCGGCGAGGCCGACCGCAAGACGTGGACCGTCTATGACCTGGAGGGCGCTGAGCTGTTCCAGACGAACCTGGGCAGCGTCACGATCCGCTCGCGTCTCTCGTCGATCCTGAAGGCACGCGAAGAGGCCGCCAAGCCATCCATCACGCCAAACCAGCGTGTCCGCTACGAGGGCGACGTGCTCGCGGACCGCAAGGGCGCTGAAGGCATCGTGACCTTCGTGGGCCAGACGAAGACCTTCGTTCGCTTCGACGGCAGCGAGGGCGGGACGGCCTGCGACCCGGCGAACCTCGTGATCGTGGAGGCCCCGGAGGTCTGCGACAAGACGCACAACGCGATCGTGTCGGTGTCCGCACTCGCTCTCTTCCAGGCCGGCAACGTCGATCAGGCTTGGACACTCGCCCAGCTCGACACGGGGCTCGACGCCGACGTGACCAAGGAGGCCTGGACCGTCTGGGCCTACGGCGCCCTCCGCGCCCGCAAGGAGGCCTGAGCGATGGCCCGCAAGCTCTCTTGGTACGACCGTGGCTTCCAGGAGGCCCAGGACGGCCTTCCCGCCGACCCGCCGATGCACCCAGGCCACGCCAGCCACACCAACTATTCCGAGGGCTACGCGGACGGCGAACGCCAGCTCGAACGGGACGCCTACCGCGCCTCTCACCCCGAAGACGACGAGGACTGACATGGACCGCAAGGCAATCGCCCAGGCCCTCGCAAAGGCCCAGGCCTACACCCAGTGCGGCAAGCCCGAGGAGGCCGCGATCTGGGCCGCCCGGCTCGTCGTGCTGCTGGAGTGCGCCGACATCCTGAAGCCCGAACACCGCAACGCTTGAACCCCCTACCGAACCCGAAGGAACACCCGATGACCCGCACGACCCTCCACAGCTCGCCCTCGTTCTGCCTCGTCTCCTACGGGAACGGCGCGTCCTACATCATGGCCCACGGGGGCGAGTCGATCTTCGTCCAGGGCGACGACGCCGCACAGCTCCGGGAGGACCTGGAGTCCATCGCGATCAACTTCCCCGCCGACCCGATCGAGGCGAACCTCTCGCGCCTTTGGGACATTTACGAGGACATGGCACTGGCCCAGGCCGCATAGCCTTGCCTATTTATTCTGCAATGACGGAACTTCGGGGCTTGTGTACACGTTCCGAAGGTGTCATTTAGTCACCTCCCAGGCGGGGCCGGTACGGCGTCGCCCCAACCCCGAAGGATCATCCCATGAGCATCGCTCCGATCACGACGACCCAGGAAGACCGCCTCAACGCGGCCTACAGTGCCATGAAGCTCGACCGCGCTGACGCCTACCGCCGCGCCGAGGCCCTTGGCGGCTCGCGGGAGCCCCTGGATCAACTGGTCGTCGCTTCGGCGGCCCTGCTGGCCCCGACTGCCGACATCACGATCAGCACGCACGGCTCGGTGACGGTCCTTCAGCTCAACACGGACGCGGCGCGGAGCTGGGTCGAAGAGTCGGTCGAGGTGCCCGGCTGGGCCTGGATGGGCCGCGACCGCTTCGGGGTCGATCATCGCGCAGGCTTCGACCTCGCCTTCCTCGCCGATGACGCTGGCCTGGAGGTGGAAGCGTGAGCGCCGCTCAGACTCGCGAAGCGTGGCTGGTCTCCTTCATGGACCTCGCCCGCCCCCGGTTCGTCGACGTCGGCGCCGAGCTTCCCCAGAAGGTCCGGGTGTCGGTCGGCTTCCCGTCGAAGGGCAATCGGTCCCGCGTGATCGGCGAGTGCTGGGCGGACATGGTGTCCGAGGACAACGCGGTCGAGATTTTCATCCGGCCTTCCCTCCAGTCGGACGCCAGCCGCGTCGCGGACGTCCTCACCCACGAGTTGATCCACGCGGCCCTGGGGAACGCTGAGGGCCACGGGCCGCGCTTCCGCAAGGTGATGAAGGCCCTGGGCCTGGAGGGCAAAGCCACGGCGACCGTCGCGGGCCCGAAGTGGCTGGAATGGGCCCAGCCGATCCTGGACTCGCTCGGGCCGCTCCCCGGCGCCACACTCAACGACTCCGCGCATCTCGTCGGCGGCAAGAAGACTCAGACGACCCGCTACCTGAAGGTCGGGTGCTCCATGTGCGACTGGACGGCCCGCGTCACCGCTAAGCATCTCGATCATGGGACGCTGCGGTGCCCGGTCGGCGACTGTGAGGGCGAGCTGGGGCAGATGGCATGACCGCTGCACCCTATGGGCCGTGGCGCTTCCTCCCCCTCTTCGTCCCATGAAACCACGCCTCGACCTCCTGGGCCCACGTCTTCCCAGGGTCCGGCAAAGCGAACCAGCCAGCGGCCTCGTCGTCCTCAGGGATCGGCGGGGCCTTTTCGCGACTGGCAGGCAGGAGGAGCACGTCGGCGCTCGATCGACACGAGGAGCAACGGAAGTGAGCGGCGGCGGCGCCCAGGTGCTCAGGCCAGCCCTTCGCGTGAAAGCGCTCCCAGATAGCCGGTTCCACGTCGCTCCCACGGGCGCAGCGGAAACACCAGACTCGGAGCAACAGGCCGCCCCTTTCCAGGTCCCGAATGAGTCGATAATGAGAACACATAGGGAACATGTAGACGCACAATGCGTCGATAGGGAACCCTGCGGCGCGAGCCGCTGAGAGTGATCGGTATTATTTGGGAGTGACAATATGTCTTCGTCGTGGCCCGCCTTGTTCTCGCTGTCCGGCAGGCCGAGGTGCATACTCAACACCGCACATGCGCGTGTGGCGGCCAACACAGGCTGCGACGAACTGAATCAGAAGGTGACATTTTCGCCTTTCCTTCGATTCCCGATGGTGTCAAAGAGTCACCAGCCAAATAGGCAGACGCAGGAACGCCGTGAGATGACGAGACAAAAGGCCAGCCCACGAGTTATATACCCCCACCTGAGAGGGGTGATTGACAACGATGGCTCAAACTTTGCTCGTGAGTGCACACAGGACTGGCGGCTGGCTATTTTGGCGGAGCCCAAAGACTACTCGCGCATCGCGTACAGTATTGACCAAGTTGTCGACGACGTCCCGCAAGTGATTGATGCGATGTCCGAACAGTCGATCAATATGTCTCCCGAGCGTGTGAAAGCGATCAGAGAGGGGCTTGGCCTCACTCAGGTTGCCTTAGCCGCTACGCTCCGCCTTGGCCCCACCGGGAAACGATCCGTTATCCGATGGGAGACAGGCGACACGCCGGTTCCCGGTCCCGTCTCGGTGGCGCTTGAAGCGCTCGCATCCGGTTGGGAGCCAGGGAGCCACTACGGCCCGAACGCGCGGGCGGAGCAAGCAATCCGCGATCTAGAAAGTGCTGTCCTACAAGCACAGGAACAGGTCAGGCAGCTCCGCCTCACGCCGAAAGGCCAATCGTGAGTGAGCGTAAGGAGCCCAAGGGAAATGTTGGAAGACAAAGGGGTGACGGACATCGCCCTGGAACAGAATGACCTCCGGCTGGAGTTGGAGCACGGATACGCGGAGTGCATGGGAGACGGACTGTTTATCGTCTTCAAGGTGATCGACGGGGAGCCTTACTCAGTCCCAGTCTCTCGGTCCGATCTCGCCAGGATGCTTGCAGCGTCCGAATAAGCACAACGCACCGTTAAGGGGAACGTAGGGGTCGCGCGGTAAATCCGCCGGCCCCTTTCGTGTATCTGGAGAACCCCGTGTCCTGGGCCTTCCTCGTTCTTGGCATCCTCATCTTCGCGGTCCTGTGCTGGATCAGCCACCAGCTCGACGTCCTCCACCAGCTCGTGCGGAACTCCGCCGGGTTGCTACTGACCAAGGAAGACTGAGCGAGGTGCTATATCCTTTTGCGCACGCCGTGGCATGATGCCGACCATGTACATACGGGAACCCAACGCCAAAGAGCGCAGCGCCCTCCGCAAGTACGAGGTGATAGGTGGCATAGCCGTCGCCGCGATCCTGGGGGCGGCGGCACTCGTGATCTGGAGCGGCGGCATACTCGCGTGGCAGAGCGTCCAATGGCTCAATAGCGGGATATGGCCGGCTTTGACGTGGGTGGACGGCTTCGCATGGCTTGGCGTCGATTACCCTATCGTGCGCGGCATTGGGACACAGAAGATCGTCGACTGGTTCATGTCGCTAGGTCTTTGGACCTTGCCGTTACTTACGGGAATCGTCGTGTTGTGGGTGTCCGGCACGATCAATGGAAATGCACATGACAAGACTGCGGACGCACGCCGGGTAGACTTGGCGTGGAAGCGCCATCTTGAAGAAAAACGAAAAGAAAACCCCCAGAATCCCGAAGGAAACTGAGGGTAACTTTTAGGCGACCGGCGCCCAGTAGCGGCGGATCGCGCCGACCGTGCCACGCGACTCGCGGCGAACGGCATCGAAGCCTTCGACCACGAAGATGACAGCGGTGAGGAACGGCAGCGCCACGACGGCCAGGATCAGGCGGGCACGACGGCCCAGGGTGCGGCGCGACGGCAGGACCGAACGGATACGGCCCGGCATGTTCTTGGCGCGGTAGACGGTGCGAAGGGTGCCCTTCACGACCTCATGGAAGGCGTCGTCGAGCGCGTCGAGGAACGAGTAGCCCTTCAGGCCTTCGTCGATCCAGCGCTCGCCCAGGAGCACGACAGCCACGACCGCGACGGCCAGGGCGAAGAGGCCGATGACGGTGGCCGCCGATGCGACGACGAAGAGCACAGGGCCCAAGGCGATAAGGCAAGCGATAGCGGCCAGCCCGAGGAGGCCGGTGCGATACAGAATGTTCACGGGTATGGTTCTTTCGATGTAGAAGCGACGAGGCGGCTAGTCACAGTGCAGAGCCGCGTGATGTCAGGATGTTTGTGAACCCACTGGCCGGTATGGGCCGAGAAGGTCTTGCGGAAGAAGGAGTCGAGCCTCGGGTTCCCCGTCGAGACCTTGGGGTCGATGAGTTTGCACTCTTCGTCGAACCGATGGTCACTGACGAGGGACACGTCGAGGACTTCGTAGGCGTAGGCCCAACAGGCGACCCGGATGCGGCGGCGTCTCTCGACTTCCACCGGGGTCCCCCAGGTCACGCGGTCTTGGGGGCCGGCAGCGGCAGGGAGACCAGCAGGGCCTCCAGGGCGTCGAGGGTCCGGCGGACGATCCCCGTCTTCTGGCGGTCGTCGAGGAGTTGCCCGGTGGCCTGAGCGTCCATGAGGAGTGTGCACGACGCGATAGCGCTGGCGAGGTGCGACACGCCCGTCTCGGCGTCATTGTCCTCACCGTCGAACCAGAGGGCCAGGTGACGCTCCAGGGCGTCCTGATAGGTCGACGCGGCGATCGGGGTCTCGCGGTAGTTGAAGGCGCCGTATTTGGCAGCGCCCACCGACATCACGCGACCGACCTGGAGGGCGACCCACCGGGGCATCACGGACCAGGACGCGGGCTTCTTGGCGCCGGCCAGCTCCTTCGGGTTGACGGCCTGGGCCGGCGTCTCGTCGGTGTCTTGGCAGGGGCAGACGTCCATCGCGAACCCTGCATAATCGGCGTAGCCGGTGTTATCGCAGATGACGCACTTGATCGTCCCGACCGGCATCGTCTTGGCGACCGGCTGGCCGACCACGGGGACCGGGACGTTCTCGCCGCGACGCTGGGGGAACGCATGGATCAGCTTGGCGCCGGGGCGTGCGCTGTACGTGATGTACTGGCCCTGGGCGTTCGCAATGCGCTGAGCTTCGGCCTGGGCCTCGTCGTCAGTCATCGGGGGCTTGGGGTCGAGCGAGATGCGACGCTGAGACAGCGCAAAGCCACTCAGGGCGTCGGAGCGGACCTGAGGGTCCCAGAGGGCCACGTCGGGTCCCTTGTGCACGCCTGGGCGGTCCAGGGTCGTGCGATGCAATTCGGTAGCGGAAGGCATAGGGGTCTTTCGGTTCAACCCAGGTAGCGGGCAAAGATGGGCATGAGGGCGGCGGCCATGTCCTCGTTGATGACGATGTTGTGGAGGTGCCCCTCCCCGTCGACCTGGGCGAGGCTCAGGATGCCGTCGCCAAGGTTCGTCGCGGTGAGCGGGTCGAAGCCGTCAGCGGTGATGAGGTCGAGGCCGGTGCACTTGTTCAATTCGGGCATGTGGGTCCTTCAGGAATAGATGGTGCGGAGCTTCATCGCGTCGGCCTCCAGGGCCTCGGCGTCAGCTTCCAGGACCTCGGGGGTCATGCGGTCGAGCGGCTGGAGCCGTCCGGCCATGAATAGCTCGATCGGCTGGCCGGACTTGCGGATGCCGGAGGCTTGGCGCCGTAGGAGGGCGGCCATGTCCTCCAGGTCGATCGCGACAGAGGACGGCCTCACGCTTCGGGGGTCCACAGGATCGGCTTGCGGCCCTTGCTGTCCCAGTCGCCGAACCGGAGGATGCGGGCGAGCTGAGCATTGAGGAGCGCGAGGGCTTCGGGGGTGTCGACCTGGGCGTCCGTGAGGGCCTGAGGCTTCTTCGCGCATCCCTTTCGGTAGGCGTCGAGGATGTTCTCCCAGGGATCGCCAGGGCGGTCCAGGATGGCGTCGGCGGACTTCGGGCCCACGCCGGGACAGCCTTTGTAACCGTCCGTGGAGTCGCCCATGAGGGTCTGGTATCGCCAGAAGCGATCGGCGCTTTCCTCGGTCGTCTCGACGAGGCCGCCTTGCCGCCAGATTTCCACGTTCGGGAGCGTCTGCATGTCCTTGTCTTCGGACACGATGATGCGGCGGGTCGGGCTCGGGCGGGTCGCCAGGATGCCGATGTAGTCGTCGCCCTCCAGGCAGTCTTCGGAGACCACGCGGAAGTTGCCCTCCTCGCGCAGCTCGCGGACGATCTCCCAGTAGGAGATGGGCTTGCGGCTGGAGGCGCGGTTGGCCTTGTAGAGCGGCCAGACGTCATAGCGGAAGTTCTTCGACCCCGAGAACACGAGGACCGCTTCGTTCGCGAAGAGTTTCGTCATGTAGCCCTCAACGGACTTCAGGAACGTCTCTTTGGCTGAACGGCGGCAACAGTGCAGGATGTCGACGACATCGCCGGCTTCATTCTCGAAACTCGAAACGTGTTCATGGGTCGAGGTGTCGCGGAAGAGAACGTAATCCGCGTCGATGAGTAGCTGAGTGGTCATGCGGGTCCTATCGGCGCCCGCGAACCCCGTGGGTCAGCGGCGCGGCGTGAATGAAAGGCGGATGGGGTTGGGTGTGATCGAACGGGACCAGGAGGAGCCCGAAGGCGACGCGAGCCAGGACGTAGAAGCGCAGGGCGCCGGTCATACGGACTCGATCTCTATGCGCCCGTGGAGCTGAGACAGCGGGTAGACGAAGCGCTTGCTTGTGCCGTCGTCGTGGACCTGGAGGATGTACAGGCACCCGTCCTGGATCGTGTCGTCGAGCATCGCGACGGTCTTGCCGCACGGGCCGGGCCCAAGCGTGAACTCGGCTCGATCGGTGCGGGGCTGGCCTTCGTGAACCCACGCGGCGGGCACGAGGATGCGGGTGATCGTCACGGGCGCCCCTCGGGGAACTCCCAGGAGACGCACTCCAGACCCTCGGGAACGAAGACGGGCGTATAGATCGTCGTGGTCGTTCCGTTCGGGCCCGGCACGAAGGTCGGCTGGACGTAGGAATAGGCCGGGGTTGTGCGAGACGCGAGGCAAGCCCCACGGTCCTTGAACAGGTCGCAGGCCAGGGCGATCAGGCCGGCAATGAACCCGAGGGCCACTAGGCCGCACGCGGCGGCGAGGAGGGGTTCGCGAAGATTCCTCACCGCTTCCGTTCCACGACTTCGGTGGTGATGCGGGCGATCTCGGCCCAGCCCTTCCCGTCCTCACGCTGGGCAGCGGCGAAGGCACGGGCGGACACGGCGGGATCACTCCCCTCCAGGCGGTCGAACTGTTTGCGCCCGCCTTGGTAGCGGACCTGGAACTGGACGGTCGGACCGCCTCGGTTAGGTAGGATCATGGGGTGCTCCGGGGCATGGGGTTGCGTTGGCGGCGCGGAGACGATCGCGCTCAGCGATGCGGACACGGCGGTCGGCCATCGAGAGGCGGGCGAGCGTGTACACATCGTCTTCGGACTGGATGAGGTCGCCGGGGTAGGCCGGCATCGGGACTTGCTCGATCACACAGGCGACCGGGATGGCGACCTTGGCGATCGTCGGGGCCGGAGGGGCCGGGAAGACCTTCGGGGCTTCTGCCCGTGAACCACAGGCCGCCAGGGCGACGATCGGGGTCCACAGGATCATGCCGCGCAGGCGGCGGAACATGTCAGCGAACATTCTGCATCTCCTGGAGGATGAGGGCACGGGCGGCCTCGCACTTGTCGGCGGGTGCCTGGGCCGGCGGTCGGATCAGCTCGTCGGCGCGGGCCTCGTGAGCCTTGGCGCCCACGTCGGCCTTGTGGATGCCGGCGAGGTAGCTGGAGCGATCGGCCTGGGCGGCGCGGTCGAGGGCGTCGATGGAGTCTGTCTGGGACTGGATGATCCCGTCGCGCCCCTTCAGGGCCTCGGCCCGTTCATTCGCCACGAGGACGACGGACGCGAAGGCTTCGTCGGCACGCTTCAGGTTGCCCTGGAGATTCGTGACGGTTCCCTGGGTCTCGACGAGGCGGTGCGTCTGGATGCCGGCAAAGGCCGACGTAGCGAGCGCAGCAGCGCCCAGGCCCCCCGCCAGATAGGCGAGGAGCTTCGTGGAAATGAACGTCATGTGAGGCTTAGCCCTTGTCGAGGAAGTCCACGAGGGACGGAGGATCAGCGGCGATGTGCTTCCCGCACCCGGCGGCGTCCCCGAGGAGCAAAAAACCCCCCGACGTTAATCGGGGGAGCCCGTCGATGAGGACGCGGTAGCGGTAGGAGCCGTCAGGCGCCTGGAAGGTTTCGACGGTGACGGTCAGAGGTCGAGCCCGGATGTGATCTGGTAGGTCTCGACGATGTCGAAGACCGGGGGCTGGATTGTCGGCTCCAGGATCGTCGTGGAGCGCAGCAAGGCGACCCGAAAACGATCCCGCCCGCTACCGCGCGGCGCGGCGGTCGGCTCGTCCGTGAACGTCCCGAGGGTGCCGTCCGCGAACTGGTTGCAGTATTGGACCAGCGTGGTCGGGATGTTCACGAGGTCGTGAAGCGACCGGGTCGAGCGTGCGTCAACGTGGCCTTCGCGGGTGTACGTCTCGTACTTTTCGAAACCGTTCGGGTGCGTAACCATTGCGCCTATCGGATAGGCGGGATCGGCGTTTGCGAGAGTGACAATGCGGGCCTTCAGGCCGTTGCGGGTCTGGACGGCTTTGCCGGTGTCGAGGGTTTTCAAGTCAGCGGTTTCCAATGAGGTCGAGGAACTGGCCGATGCGCTTGCGGGCGTGGTCGGGCGTCATGTGGGAGTAGAGCCCGTCGAGGCTCGGGGGCGTGCGGGACCCGGCGGGGCGCCAAGCGTTCGTCGGCTCGTCGAGGGGCCGTTCGTCCGCGAGCTGTTCCAGCAGGATCACAGTGCCTTCGCACCGGATGTCGAGCGTATGGATGTCCGTGGTGCCCGAGCGGTACGACTGGCCCCGCGTGTAGGCCGCACGGCTATTGTCGCCGAAGAGGTAGTCCTCGCCGGCCCAGGTGAACCCGTCGCCGCCGTTGAGCGGGGTCCGGTATTCGAAGCGGTCGTGGACCGGGAGTCCCCGCGTGCCTTCGGCCAGATAGGCCTGGATGGCAGACGGGTGCGCCTTCGCCGGGTCGATCCGGGAGAACCGCTTGTTGCGGACCGCGCCGCTCAGGACCGTCGTGACGAACGGGTAGCGGTGGTCGTGCGGGATCACTAGCTCCGGGAGGTGAGTCAGCTCGCCTTCGAAGAAGTAGACCTTGCGGGTTAGCTCAGGGGTCCGCGTGATGCAGAGATAGTCGAACCCCTTGGTGTGAAAGTCCCGATAGGAGTTGGCGCAGATGGTTTCGATGTCGTCCATAGGTGCCCCCTCCTTGTGGGGCTATTCGTCAGGTTCAGATTTGTGGGTGATCCAGACGCCGATGCCGCCGGAGGTGAGAATTAGTCCCATCCCCGTGCCGAAGTCGGTCGAGCTGAAGTCCTTCCCCAGGACGATGACGTGCCAGAAGGTCAGGATAATTTGCGTCAGCGCCGCGAGGCACCAATAGACGCGGGACGGCGCATAGGTCTGGCCGTCCTTGATCGTCAGGATGTTCTTGACGACCCCGCCGAACTTCTGGTGCCCCCGGAACAGGAGGCGCCCGAAGGGTCGGAACATTAGGCCGCCTGGGCGACCGGGAGGACGAGGTCGATCAGGTCGGCTTCTGCCGCCTGCCGGAACTTCGCGCCGTCGACCGTGATGGCCGGGCCGTTCACGCCGTCGTCAGCGATCGTGATGCCGGCGAAGCCCAGGGCCTCTTCGACCGCACGGACCCACGAGACGACCTCGACGATCTCGCTGGCCTGCTCCAGGACCAGAGCCTCGGCGGCGACTGCACGCTCGGCGAAGTGATCCAGAGCGTTCTTCAGGGTCACGCCGACCGCGAGGGCTTCGGTGCCGAACGACTGGGCGACGGCCAGGGCGTTCTTCAGGTCCTCGCGCTCGTCCATGAAGGCGTCGATCGCCTGGGCGTGCTGGGCGAGGCGCTTGCCGCGCTTGGTGGCCGTGATGGCCGACTTGGCCGCCATCTCGCCGTAGTTGTCGCGGCCCGCCTTCAGGAAGTGCGCGGTTTCGTAGGACGACGCCAGGAGGCGCTGCGAGGAAGCCAGCTCGACGCGGAGCGATGCGACGGTTGCGAAGACGTTGAGCGAGCGGATGAACGAACGGAAACGGGTCATGTGTAAGCTCCCAATGGGGGTGTGATTTCCTGGAGTTCCAGGATGGCGAGGCCGTTGGCGGAGATGCGCCAGACACGGCCCCAGGTGTGTTGGTCATGTCGTACAGTCAGGAGACCGCGACAGGATGCGATTGCGACCTCTTCGGCGTTGCGCCGGGCGAAGTCTGAGCGTGTGAGGAAGGGGCTCTCCCAGGCCCTTTGCAGGACCGGGAGGAGCGCTTCGTTATCGTAGAGGTCCATTAGGAACCTGGGCTCCTAGTGGCAGTCGGCCCAATTCTGGCCGGCTTTGACGTCGACGTCGGTAGGGCAATTCCACGATGGGAACGGCTCCCCGGCGACACGTCCGGTTGCGATGAGGATGGCGGAGATTTCGTCCTCCAGGCCGGCCCGAACGGCCACCTGAAGTTCGTCGTGAATCCAGCCGAGGAACACGACGTCGGCGTCCTTGTCCCAGTCGCCGTGTACACCCTCGGACAGCTTGTAGCCGGCCTCGACGAGGGCCTTCTCGGCCTTCACGATCCAGCTCTTGCAGATGAGGGCGCCCGCCGACTGGAGGAGCGTGTTGAGGGCTGCGTGTTCCGAACGGATCGGGAGCTTGCGCCCGTCGAGTCCCTTCAGCCAGCCCTTCGAAGCCGCCGACTTGACGGCCTTGATGAGGCGGTCGAGCGCGGGGAACTTCTTCAGGAATCGAGCACGAAGCTGAGCGCCAGCCTTGGCACCCTTGCCGATGATCGAGCCCAGCTTGCCGTCGCCGGCACCGTAGAGGAAGGCGTAGATGAACGTCTTGGCGACGTCCCGCCACTTCTTGTGCTGGGGGTTGTGATCGTCACGGGCCAGGGTGTCCGCGAGGCCGAAGAGGGCCTTAGCGTTCTCCCAGTGAATATCCCCGTGAAGGACGATCTTGATGTACGCGCCGCCGTCGAAGGCAGCGAGGAACGACCCGAGGCATCGCAGCTCCAGGCCGGATTGGTCGGCCCCTAGTTGACGCCAGCCCCTCGGGACGTGGAACAGAACTCGACAGTCCCGTCCGTATTGCGCACCCACACTCGGGACCTGGGCGATGTTGGGATTTGAGTGAGTCGCGCGGCCCGTGACAGCGCCGTTTGTGTTGTAACGTGCATGGATGCGTCCTTTCTTCGTAACCTGTTTGAGCCAAGCCTGGGCGCCCTCCCCGAGCTGTCCCGTCCGTTTCTGGATCAGGAAGTATTCGGCGAGGAGCTTTGCTTCGGGGAAGGGAAGACGCTGGAGAACTTCGTCGTCGACCTTGGCTTGACCGCCTTCGGTGAACTCAGAGGGCTTCCAGCCGTACTTATTGGTGAGACGGTCCGCGATGTGTTCGCGGCTCGCCGGGTTAAACTCTCGGGTCTCCCAGCGCTCGATTGGAACGCCGGCAATGTAACCCTTGGTCTGGTTGTTCCGCTTGGGGACGAAGTCTTCCAGACGTACACGCCAGGGCGGGAAAGCCTCGACGAGGTCCTTCTCCAGCTCGTGCCGGCGTTGACAGAGACGTGCGTAGAGGTCCTGAGCGGCCCGGACGTCGAGCGGCCAGCCGTTGCGCTCCATGCGGGTGCATAGGCGCTGGACGTCCATCTCCAGGGCGATCGACTGAGCCGTGGGGCTCTCTTCGATCAAATAGTCGTAGACCCCGACCGTGACGATCGAGTCCTGGATCATGTATTCGTACATGTCCTCGTTGAACTCGGCCCAGGGATCGAGGCCCTTGGCCTTCATCTCCTTGGAGTAGTCGCCCTTCTTCTCGGCCCCGATACGGTAGCCCCAGGCTTCAAGACTGTGTGAGCCACAGAATTGACCGGGGAACTCGTGGGGAGCTTTGCCCCGGTAGGCCTTGGCGACGTACGGGTCCGGGATGATCGTCAGGCCGTCTTCGTAGGCCTCCTGGATGTCCCGGTCGGCGTCTGCGACCTTCTGGGCTTCCAGGGCGTCGTGGGCGTCCCGCGCTTCGCGGTAGGCCTTCCAGACTTTCGCCTTGGGGAAGTCGAGCCCCTTGATGTCCGAGAACACGAGGCGCCCGAGGACCATAGTGTCGATGTGTTCGCAGTCCGGCGGCCCGAGGGCGTAGAGCTTGCGGATGACTTCGACGTCATAGCCGATCGAGTTGTGCCCGATGAGGAGCTTGGCGGCCCGGTAATACTCCAGGAACCGTCCGATCTCGTGGGGCCGGAACCCCATGATCTCGTTGGTGTCGATGTCGTAGAGGACCGCACAGTGTACACGGGTTACATCGGCGAGGAGGTTGTTGGTCTCCAAGTCGAAGACGTAGCGGCGTTGGGTATTCGGGGCGAAGACGTCGCACGCGCTAAGGACGCGCTTGACGACCCGCCGGACCTTGTCGGTCAACGTGGGCATTTAATTCCTGGGGCGTCTCGCTGGACGCCGTGTGTTCTAGGTCAGAGGTCGAGACCGGCCATGTCGACGGGCTGGAACCCGTGAGACGGCTTGTCCCCGGAGTCGTGAAGACCCTCGGGGAACTCAGATTCCGTGAGCTGGGCGGTCTGGTGGTCGAAGTGGAGGCACATGGTGTTGCCCCCTGCCCGTCCGGTGTAGCGGTCCTTCACGCATCGGAAGGTGCTGTACTGGCGCATGGCGGGGTCATCGTGCTGGGTGTTGCGCTCGATGCCGAAGGCGTAGTGTGCGAAGGCGCCGATCGCTCGGGAGCCCTTGAACTGTTTGAGGGAGACGCGCCCGCCCTCCTCGTGGCTCTTCCCTTCGGGAGTAGCGAGGTGGCAGACGAGGATGATGATGATGCCTAGCTCTTGGGCCAGGAGCGCCATCTCCTTGATGATCGTCTCGACGGAGGACCGTTCGTTCGCCGGGTCGATGAGGGCCGTGAGGTTGTCCAGGTAGACAATCTTCACGCCCTTGGAGACCGCGAGGTATCGGATGCGGCCCTTGATGTCGTCCCAGGCGGACGCGGAGAAATTGCCGCCGAAGAGGAGGTTTTCCTGTTCGCTCAGCCGGTCGATTGCCTCGTCCAGCTCCTCCTGGGTGTACTCGCCCTCCTCCATCGGGATGTGGAAGGGCTTGCCGGCGATCTTGCCCGCCAGTCGCTTCAGGGTCTCAACGGGCGGCTGTTCCAGGTAGATAACGGCTGTCATCATCCCGAGGACCAGGGCGTCGTAAGAGATGGACTGGGTGCAGAAGTCGGTCTTGCCGACCGCGTTGCCTGCCCCGAGGATGTACAGCTCGCCCAGGCGGCGCCCGAAGGTCCACTTGGTGAGCGTCGGGCTCCACCAGGGGATGCCCATGACGACCGGCTTCTTCGCCTCGTCGGCTAGGTCGCGGGCCGAAAAGATGCCCTCGGGACGGAACTCGCTCGCGTTCCAGAAGGCGGCCTGGATGGCCTTGGTGTCCCCCTGGAGGAGGGCGTCGCGGGCGTCCTTGTGTCCCGGCACTTCGCCGATGAAGGCCTTGCCGGGCGGGAGGAGCGCTGCGGTCCGTTTCGACCATTCGCGTCCGGTGGCGTCGGCGTCGAAGACCAGGACGATCTTGTCGAAGGCGTCGAGCCATTCATACCAGGCCTTGATTGTCTCCTCGGCGCCCTTCGCCCCGTTGGGGAGCGAGACGGTGGCGTATTTGCCCCCCGTGACCTGATAGTAGGCCGCGCAGTCGCCCTCGCCTTCCCAGATGACCAGATTGCGCCGGTCGGACCCTGGGCCCCACTTGTGCATGAGGTACATCGGGGCCGGCTGGCCGCCCTTGGCGTGGGGGAACCGGAAGGTCTTGCCGTCCTCGGCCCCCTCGGGGAGCTTGTAGCGGACCTTCTGGCCCCACATGGTGCCATCGGGGAGCCGGTAGTCGAAGGTGACGCAAGGTTTCCGAGGATACTCGACGTCGAGGTGCGTGACGCCCATCGTCACCAAGGAGATGCCGATGTCGCGCCGTACGCTCGTTTGGATGCCGTAGGCGCGAGTGAAGGTCTCGTCGCCCAGGTCGCCCCGGATGGGGTCGTAGGGTTCGCTCATTCTATTCCGATTGGTGTTGGTGGACGCTCTCGGCGTGCCGTCGTCGTCGGGAAACTCGTTGTGTCCGCACCCGTGACAGTGCCCACGACCTGAGGCGTATCGAGCCAAATTGTCGCGGGAGCCGCACTTGGGGCAGGACTCATGGCCGACGAAGGAACTCTCGTCCCGTTCGCTCATGGTGATGTCCGGTGGTGATGTTGGATGGTCTGGGAGGCCCACGTCCGACTTCACGGACGGCAGAATGAACTAGGTATTGGACGGGCCTCGGGAGGCCTCAGCGGGGAAAGGGGGAAAGCCCGCTGGGGCCACCGGAAGTCCGGTCGAAAAGAAAACGGGGCCGATCGGGTAAAGGATCGACCCCGCGAGGGTGTCAGGTGCGGCTGAAGCTCAGCAGCTCCGCCCCGGTGAACCGGATGCGGTAGTCGCCCACATTGACCGCGTGGACGGTGGCGTTGTCGCTGGCCTGGAAGGCTTCGCAAGCGGCGATGAACGCCTCGCCTGCGGCCTGGAGGACCTGGAGGGGCGTCTGGGTGACGGCTGCGACCTTCGTGGTCTTCGGTGCTGTCATGGGGGGCTTTCGGTTACTGGCCGGTCGCCGCGTCCAAAGTGTCCGCGAGGTATCCGAAGAGACCTGGGCGTCGCTTCCGGGGCGCCGGTTGAGGTTGGGGGCGTGCCGGCTGGCCGTCAGTGCCGGGGCCGGTGGTGGTGTGCGAGTTGCGCAGGCTTTCCGAGCGGAGCCGGTAGAAGGCGAGCTGGGCCTCCTCCTTCGATCGCTTGATCTGCTCGGGGGTATAGCCTGGGCTCAGGACGCCGCGCTGGGGCATGGCGGGGCCTTTCGGGTCAGGAAGCGTCGGTGGACCCACATGGCCGACACGACCCCGATGCCGCCGCCCAGGCAATACACCTGGGTCTGGAGGATCGAGGAGTGCGGACCGATCACGCTGGACAGCACGAGGACCTGGAGGTTCCCGATGGCCCAGGAGCCGCAAGCGGCCCAGAGGTACTGCCCTGAGTTGACGTTGCGGGACTGGAAGGCCTGGACGAAGACCCAGCCGAACGAGATGACGAGGAGTCCCAGGAGGGCCGTCATGCTTCGTCCGCCATCATCTCCTGAGCGAAGCCATAGCCCTCCCAGTTGTCGACCCCGGCGGCCTGGAGGCACGCTAGGAGATGGCAATGGGCGACCATGACTTCGTAGTCGGCCTTCGGGATCGTCACCGTCGCCGGGAGGGGCAGCGGTAACTGGTCGTCAGGTTGGGGCATACGTGTACACGTTGTACCGGCGCTTCGTCACCGGGTGACGCTTGGTCTCGACGGTGATCGGGTAGCCGGCGTCCTTCAGCTCCGTAATGCGCCGCGTGAACGACCCGGAGTTGATGTCGATGTCGAGGAGCGCTTCGCGGGGCGTGGAGCGGCCCTTGGTCTGGAGGTAGTCCAGGACTTCCTTGGCGCGGGGGGTGAGGATTGCCATCGTGGGTTCTTTCAGAGCTTGCGGGGCCCGAGGGCCATGAGGTCGGCCAGCCGGTTCGCCCGCGCCTTCACTTGCCGCGCCCACTTGGACAGAAGCATGTTCTTGGAGGCGGCGGTGTACTGGCCGGTCTGGATGAGACGGAGGGTGTGCTTGAAGGACAGAAGGCCCTTGTTCGCGTTCCCAATCCCCATGTTGAAGCACATGTTGACCAGGACGCGCTGGCGGACCTCGTCGAGCTGGCGCCACCAGGGGAGGTAGCGGTCCAGGTCGCGGATGGCCCGGTCGATGTCGTTATCGAGGAGGTAGTCCGACTGGGCCGGCGTGAGGCCCTTGATGCGGACATCACGGACCGTGAGGCCCAGCACGGAACACTCGGTCATGGACAACCCTACGGTGTCCAGGTTGCGTCCGGTGCCGATGGTGTCGAAACCCTCGGTGCACTTATAGACGCGGTACTTCGTCCCCTCGTCGCGCTTCAGCTCGACACGGAGAACGGCCCGGTTCAACGGGTCCATAGGGTAGTCCTTTCAGGTGGATCAGGCGGACGCGGCGGTGATCGCTGCGTGACGCTCGGGGTCGTTCGGCTCGTCGATCCAGGCCTGCGGGATCGTCTTGTCGGTGAAGGGGATGCCGCGCTTCTCGCACCAGACGGCGTAGGTCGTCGGCGAGCCCTTGCGGATCGGTGATTTGGAACGGGAGAACACGAAGCGGATGTCGAGCGCAGGATGTTGCGCCCGGATTAGCTCGTGTTTCTTGCGGTCCTCGACGTCAAAGATGCCCTTCGTCTCGACTATGATGCCGTTCGGAAGGATGAAGTCGGGGGTGTACTTGTGGCTGGAGGCCGGCTTCAGATACGAAACCTTGATCTCTTCGTAACGATAGGCGACCCCGCGCTGGGCGAGGTCTGCCATCGTCTTGTCTTCAAGGCCGGAACGTCCGTGGACCTTCCGCGTAACCTTAAATGTCGAGGACGCCACCGTCATCCTGCGACTGGTCGTCGTCGTCGTCGCTGTCCGAACCGATGTTCAGGCTGTCACCAGCCGCACCGTCGTAGACATAGGCGTCTTCGTCACCCTCGTACTTGGTGAACGACGAACCGCCGCCCTTCTCGACCAGCTTGATGATCTGGACGCCCGTGACGGTGAACGAGATGCCGTCGTCGCCCTTCATGTTGTAGGGGCTCAGGAAGCCTTCGATGATGGCCCGCGAGCCACCGCCGATCTCGACGGCCTTGGGGTTGATCGGACGCGCATTGGCGTCGACCAGAATCGGGGCCTTCTTCGTCTTGCCCTTCAGGACCAGCTTGCCGGTCTCGATGCGCTTCGGCTTCTTGGTGCCGGCGGGAGCGTTCGGGTCCTTGATGGTCTCGCGGCTCAGCGGGAGCTTGCAGTCGTCCGCGTCGAGGCCGAAGGTCTTGATGGCGTCGGCCAGAATCTTCTTGGCCTGCTTCATCGCGGCGCTGTTCGGCTCGTCGACGCCGTCCGCCTTGTAATAGCTCTCGCCGAACTTTTCGTCGGGGGCGTTGAGGTGCGGGTAGCTCAGGGTGAGCGGGCCGAACTTAACGGAGAGGCTTGGTCGTTTGTCTGCCATGTTGGCGTAGGTATTCCGTAGGCTGCGGGGAGCGCTGGCCATGTCCGGCAAGCGCAGATATTCCGCGAATGTGGAGAAAAAGAAGCCGCCGATCGGACCTTGGGGGAACGATCAGCGGCTTGGGTAACACTGGGTTTGCAGGGCCCCGTTTCAGCGGGTTGTGCTAACGGTTGCACTAATGCCCATTTGCGGATGTTCCGCGATTGCGGACGCTTCAGGCAAAGGCATACAGGGAGTCTTGGACCTTACGGATGTCCAGCGTGCCACGGGCAGGCTTCTCTAGGGCGGCCAGCTTCTCCAGGCCCTCTTCGCTCAGGACGGTGCGTGCGTACGTCTCCACGGCCTCAAACGGGCAATAGGTCTCGTACATGTCGACGAACGCTTCCCGGATGATCTGGAAAAAGCGCGTCGTGTTGCCCGCGTGCGTAGCGAAGGAGTCATGGATTAGCTGGAAGTGCGTGATGCCCTCGCGTGCGGCGAACACAGCAGTCCGCTTCAGGTGCGACCCGTCCAGGCTGTGCACGACGTTGGGCGAGATGGCCGAGCGGGCCTTCTTCTTGTTGATGCGCTTCGTCGGCGCCTCGCGGATGAGGCATACGATCCGGGCGAAAATGTTGCCCTCCTCGTCCGTCCGGTCGGTCCCGGTCGGGACTGCGATCTCGCGATCGTATAGCCACAGGTTCACGCGCTTGCTCTCGTACTCGTTATAGCGCTGGACGACCGGCAGGCCCGTAGGGGTCCGCCAGATAACCGGATGGGACTCGTGGGCGAGCGTCGCGGCTACCGACTGGAACCAGCGGCTCGCTTCGTCGGCCTTCGGTGCCACGGAGACGACTGCGGCGTAGACGTATGCGGCCAGCTTGCCGGCGACCGAATAGCCCCCGTCGAGCGCTTCGGATTCCTCGCCGGTCTTCTTGTCCTTGCGGATCGTCATCACGCTGTAAGGGTTCGCTTCCTGCTCCCCCAGGGCCACCTTGTCCGCGATCGGCTGAATCAGGTTCTTCAAGTGCTGGTCGCGCATACCGAACTGGCCGGACCCGTAGAAGTAAGTCATCACGTTGGTCTTCACCTCGCCACGCCCGAAGCCCTCGGCCAGGATGATCGTCTCCAGAAGCTCGCCGCGATCTCGGGCGGCCTCCAGGTGCGGGCGGGCCTCGCCGGCCACGACGTTGTAAATGTCCCCAGGCGTCTCGCGGGGCAGGAGGTTGACGTGGTAGCCCTCCTCCGCCGAACGGGTCATGGCGCTGTAGTGCTGGAGCCCGGAGCACGACCCGTCGAGCGCGATGGAGATGCGTCCGCCCCAGGTCTCGCTGTAGCCGGAGTCCGCCCACTCGGCGTATTCCATAGCCGCCTGGAGGAAACAGAAGGCGGAGTCCATGTCGCCCCAGGTCTCATAGGTGCCTTTCGGGTTCCGTCCGACCTCCAAGATCATCGCCTCGTTGTCCTGGGCCCACTGGATGCGCTCGTCGAACGAGACCTTGTCGGTCTTGCGTCCGTCCGGGAGCTTCACGCTCGCGCAGTTTGCGAGATGGATGCGGAGCCAGTCGCCGCCGTCCTCGCCCATCGCGACCTTGTCGGCGAAACAGAAGAGTGCCTTGATATGGCCCGACCGCTGCGGGTTGAAGTGTGGGATCGAGTAGACGCGGCCCCGGAAGTCCATGTTGTGCGGAAGCCAGAAAGCCTCTTCCTGGGCGAGCACGGAGGCCGTGTGCACGTCTCCGGCGAACACCGTCCCATCGACCGCTACCGCGTCGCGGATGTCGATTAGGGCCTTGCGGCGCCGGGCCTTGGCGGAGCGTGCCTCGGGGGCCATCGCGTCCCACTCTTCCTTCGCCATCTTCTCCGGGACCTTGGGGGCCTCAGCGAGCGGGAAGGACTTGTCGGGGCGGTGGCCGGCTTCCCGGACCCACTTGACCATGTCGAGGACGCGGGTGTCGATCGCAAAACGGGTGTTCTGGATCGCGTTGATCGCCTCCAGCTCTTCGGCCATCGACCCGTCCTTGATCGCCTCGCGAACGAGGTTCTGGTGTTCCCGGCTGAAGGTGCGGACCAGCTTGACGGTCTTTGACACGCGGTAGTCGAGATACGCTCCGGTATCGAGGCGGTCCCAGGGACGCGGCTGGACGATCATTGGCTTGTAGAGCGGGTGCATCCACTGTTCGATGTCCGCATTGTTCTGAAGGTACTCGACGGCTGCGGCGGTGAGCGCGATCGTCGGCGTGGTGCCGCGCTGGTCGGTCACGACGATCTTGCCGAAGACGCCGGGGAGCGAGGTCAGGAGGATGTTGAGGACCGCACCGCCGATTAGTGCCCGCTTTGTCCGGGTCCAGCCCAGGTCAACGTCCAGCTCTTCGACGACCTTCTCGTGACGCCGGAGGGTCGTGGAGACCTTCGCATCCCCCTCGGCCAGCTTGGCGAAACGCTTGGCGGCCTTGGGGTCTTTGTTGGCGAGCGCCCTGCCCTCCAGCTCGACCTGGATTGCTTGGCCGATGGAGATGGTGATGGCCGACACGGAGTCATTCTTCAGCATCGCGCCGAACGTACGGGACAGCACGATCACGGCGACCTCTTCGGGTTCCAGCTCGACCAGAGGGGCCAGGGCGACCGGCGGACGGCCCTTCTTCTCGCTGGCGTCGGTGACGAACTTGGCAATGGCGTCCGCGACGATCCGCGAGGCGCCCCGGATGACCTTCTGGACGTCGTCGCGCTTGTCGAATCCCTCGGTCGCCGCCTTGCGGAGCTGGCGTTCGTTATGGCGCTCGGCGCCTGCGATCAGGGCGTCGATTTCGCGGTCGTGCTGGCGCTGGATGGCGAGCTTATCGGTGAGCATATTGAGGTCCTTCCGGGGCTGTTATGTCGGAGCTTCTGGGGTTGCCGACATTCTGTGATAACGGATGGTTAGGACATAGTGCAACCCTGGGTCAATCTGCAATCGCGGATGATCGGATGTTTTTATGTTGCGGAGCGATGGCGCTCAGACGCAAAAAAAGGTCCCCCACCTAACCTGATGAGGGACCCGATTGTTTCGGCGACGTGATGATCGTTGAAACCCAAGGTATTCTGCGATTGTGGACGTTCCGCGATGTCCGAACATTCCGCGATTGCAGACTAGAACCTAAACCTGCTGCGTCTACCAGTTCCGCCACGCCCGCACAGGACATCGCCGTAGCGGGCGCGTCTATACCAACGTTGTATGCCGGGGCAAGCACGCAAGGCAACTCCACGTGATCGCACGCGTTGATGCAGAAGAAGGAGAGAGCATCATGGCTACCCAACCCCCCGCAGAATTCCCGACGCCCTCGTCGCCTGCCGAGCCGACGACGCCCCCGCCGGAGTTCAATCCACCCGCACCCGACGTGGATTATCCCGATCCGAGCGGCCCCTCGACCGACCCCACGCCCATCCAGCCGGAGGTGTGA